TCAAGCGTCTGCGACGGGGGGACTGACGCGCACATCGACGCTGCAGACGTTCGTGCCGGACTCGTTCAGAACCTCAAGGCGCCAAGCGTCGCCGAGCTTCCGCCGATGCGCCTCGTCCCGCAGGAGTTCACCTGCCAGCTGTACCGCGGCAAGTCGTGCAGCGTCATAGCTGGTCAGCTCAGTTCCTTCAGCGTCGAGCTCGCTGCGGCCGTCGTGGACGTTGAAGAAATAACGCGGCACCCGCGCCTCCATACCGGCTCCAAGACGAACGAACGTAGGCCTATGCAAGCCTGTATGTCTAATCTTACATAGGTTAGTCTTCCAGTTTTCACCGGGCGCGGATCACTGATCGCAGGATCATCAGCGAACCCGCGCCGCGAAGTCCCAGACCGGCGGCCCCCAGGTCTGCCCAGGCTTCGTCCGGTAGCCGCTAAAGCGGTCGAACACGATCCGGTCGGGCTCGACGCCCACGACCGGCCGCTCGTTGACCATCAGCGCGCCGGCATATTCCACGCGCAGGAAGCCGTGCTCCGGATGGACACCGAACAGCTGTTCCGCGGTCCAGCCGAGCCGGTGCGCCTCGGCGCCATGCTGGTCGAGGAAAGCCAGCGCGTTCTCGCGCATCGCCTTCCACTTCGCCGGCAGGAGATACCGGCACGGCGAGGCGTGCTCGGACAAACGCTCGATCTGGTCGCGCCAGGTGGCGACGGCGGACGGGAGGTCAGACATGCCGGCGGGCTACGGCCGAATGGTTGCCGTCCCACTAATCTTTCGCTCGGCCCCGCCCCGATCTGCTCACGGGGCGGGGGAGCGTCCAATCTTACCAATGGATGTAGCGCTTCAGGCGGATCGCGGCCTCGAAGGTCGCATCCCTATTATCGCCCCAGACCGACTCGATACGCTCTGGAACTCCGGCCATCGATAGATGGAGGAAGGTCCGCGCATCCCTGCCGTTGATCTCGCCTTGCTCAATCATTACCGCCAAGCGGCCGAGAAGCTCTACAACGCGATAGGCCTTATGACCGTCGTCAGGGTTCTCAAGAATATCAGCCCACCGAACCTTTTTCTCAGTGCGACGCCAAACTAAGTCTCGCGCCGCTACCATCTCATAAGTGCTCCATTCCTGCACAATTGCGATCAGAGTTGAGCGACGCCGATTGCGTTTCTCAAGACGGAACGCCCACCATGCAAGCAGCGCTGGCCCAGCAGCCTGTATCATGGAACCGACAATTTCGACTCGCGTAACGTACTCCCAGAAGCCACAAGCGCCGCTAAACAAAGCCATATTAATTGCCTGACCACACCGAAAGTATCTTAGCGCGTCTTACATCGACTGTACTTTTTTCGCAATTGGAACGAGAAAGCCTTGCGCGGCGGTGCCGGCGGGGCTGAAGGTGCGGGGCGGCCGTCCAAGCTGCCGATCGCGGGCTGGTCGTCTCCCGCCAGGCGCACGGGCCCGGGCGGAGGATCCCGGCATGGTTCATCACGCAGGAAGGGCGCGACCATCTCGCAGAAATTGATGCGAGCAAGCCGGGTGCGCGGACCGGGCTGCCGCTGGCCTAGCGATTGGCACCGGCTCAGCTAGCACCGCTCGCGGTTGAGTCGATCACATGCGAGGCGGATCTGTCCTCGATCGCTGCGTCGAATGTTAGGGTGGCGAACGCCAAGTTCACTGGCAAAGGTATAAAGTGAAGAATGTTAGCCCTTCGGCGTTTTTGAGCGGTGCCGTGTCGGTGCGGTTTGCCGCCCGATCCGCTGCTGCTGCTTTTTGGCTTGGCGTTCTTGCTGGCGTCGCTGCTGTCTGCTCGGGCCTGATCGTTCTTCAGGTCGCGACTGTTGGCCCTCTTCAACCGTTCCGGTTGATTGTGGCTCCGATGCAGTGCCCAGGCCCGGATAGGGCGCAGCATTAGTCATATAGACGTGACCCTGATCGACCAGCTGGTTCCAGTTCATAGTGCCTTTTGTGTTCTGTGAGCAGCTGGCGACCAAATAAAGAAGCAACGCAGCGACCGTCGCCATACCTCCTCGTCTTGCCGCAGATGCAGTTAGCTCCGCAAGTTGTGGAGATGCTTCTTGGAGAGGGGCGATAACCTCCTCAATGCTCTTGTTTTCTTGAGCGGCTTTAAGTGCTTGCCTTAATGCTTTCAGCTTTGTCTGCGTGTCCGAAGTCGCATATTTTATAGTCGTATTATCTTCTGAGAAAGAGAATGAGCCGTCCAGCCCGGGAGCATCTCCTCCACATTCTGGACACCTGAATATAAATCCTCGAGCGTTATTTATAGTGATATGCTCAAATTGAACATCTGACAGAAAAATATGACCGCATCTCTCACACTGGGCTGGAAGGCCGGGCATGCTTTGTCTCCCTTGAAGAGCACAAAACCACGCATGGCGGATCAATGTCGAGTCACCACCGCAGAACGCAAAAGGCCGCGCGCGGCGATGCCAGGGCTGTAACGGCGAAAGGCGCCCCAGCCGAAGCCAGGGCGCCCAGGGCACTGTGAAGTAGAGTGTGAAGCGGGCGGTCAGTGCATCAGGCCGACCTTGGTGAGGATCACCATGCCGAAGGTGCCGACGGCGCCGACCACAGCGCCCCAGACCCGCTTATCCATCGTGTCCATGCGCTTCTCGACGCCATCGATGCGCTCGTGGATCGCCCGGTTATCCTTCTCGATCTCCGAGCGCGGGACGAAGGTCGCGATCGCCTGCATCACGTTGGTGTGCCGCGCCTCGGCCGCGGTTTGCGCCGCCTTATTCGCCTCGACGAGAGAGGTCTGCCGCTCCTCGATGCGCGCGAGGGCGATCAGGATGCGCATTTCGGGGTTGGCGTCGGCGCCCCCTTCGTGACCGGCGGACATGGCAAGGGGGTTCCTGGAGGTTCGAGCGCGACAGAGCAGGCCTTCACCGAGGCCGGGCGGGATGGGCGGCGGGACGCGCTCGGCGACGCCCTCCGCGATCAGATCGAGGGCCTTGCGCGGTACGGCTGGTCGACGGACGCGGCGTGGCTTCTCATCGGACATGGTCGGGCGTCCCGGGATGCCCCTCTCCCTCCCCGGGAGAGGGAGGGTCAGGCCTTCAGCAGGCGGGCGGCGCCGGCACGGGCCAGCGTGGTGAGCGGCGAGGACACGAAGAAGGCGGTCAGGATCGTCGCCTCGATCGTCGCGTAGTCACCGGGCAGGCCGGCGACCTTCCATGCCCCGACTTCGTGCCAGCCGTAGAACGGCAGCCACCACGGCATGCTGTCGGCGCAGATCGCTCCGAAATGTGCCGCCGCCGGTAGGCCGATGCAGTAGATCAGGCCCTTGAAGGCTGGCGCGATCGCGACCCGCGCCTGGTTGGCTGCGATCTCGGCCTGGAGCGTCTGCACCGCCACGTCGCGGTTGGCGTTCTGACCGTTCTGGATGGTCTGGACGAGCGGCCCGATGACGTTCGAGCCGAGGACCTTGATCAGGCCGCCGCCCACCCAGCCGAAGATGGTGCCGAGGATCCCGAGCATCAGCGCGACCCTCCGACGGCGTCGTGGTCGTGGCCCTGCATTGGCGGGGTCGTGGTGTAGGCGCGCAGGACGATGCCGACCAGGAAGCACCCGGCGACGATGGCCTTCGTCGCCCCGTCCGGAAGCCCGAGGTCGAGCAGCAGCTGGCGGAAGTCGACGGCGTGCAGCGCGTCGAGCAGCGTCAGCAGGAAGGCCGGCGTGAAGAAGATGAAGGTGCGCCAGCCTCGAAGGCGGCGCCACAGCACGCGGGCACGATGGAAGCGAGCGGGCGACATCAGGCGGCCTTTCGTCCGAGGAACAGGTCTTTCAGGCGGGTGAGCAGCCCGGGCTTGGCGGGTGTGACGGCCGCCGGCTTCGCGCCCGTCATCGGCGCGAGCGGGTCGGGCTGCTTGGCCGGGACAGGCGCGGGCCCAGCAAGCGCCTTCACGAGCGTACGGTCGCCGCGGCGCGCGTAGACCTTGGCGCCGTCGTAGGAGGCGAGGGCGGCTTGGTCCCGCTCGCCCTGCCTGCGCGAGATGATCGCGGCCGGCTTGTTCCACATCAGGAACGCCTCGATCGCCGCCGGCAGGTTGCCGGCATTGGCGAGCCGGACCACGCTCGAGTGCGCGAAGCCGACCGGGCCGATGTTGTAGGCGAGGCTCACGCAAGCATCGAAGAACGGCTGCGGCACCGGCCGGCTCAGCGCGGCGCGGACCGGAGCGGCATACTTCTCCACCGCGGCAGCGAAGAGCGCGTCGGACTGAGCCGGGGTAATCTTCAGGCCGGGCACCACCTTGATCAGACCGGAGGCGGTCGTGATCCCGGTGCCGATCGTCCAGGTGCCGACGCTGTCCTTGTAGGCGGTCAGCACGTTGCCTTCGCGCCCCTCCAGGGCGGCGCGTCCGATGGGCGACACGTCCATGATGGGCTCCTGATCAGCCGAGGATGGCGAGGTGGACGCGGCCGACGCCCGACAGGCCGATGGCCCGGGCCGCGCCGCGCGAGAGGTCGATCGCCCGTCCGGCGATGAAGGGGCCGCGGTCGTTGATCCGCACGACCACCGAGCGGCCGCCGTAGGTCACCCGCACGAGGGTCCCGAACGGGAGCGTCCGATGCGCCGCGGTCAGGCCGTCGGGCACGAAGTGCTCGCCGTTCGCGGTGCGACGGCCGGAGCCGTACCAGGAGGCGGTCTCGGCCTGGGCGCACGGGACCGATCCCGCGAGCACGAGGCACGCGAGGGCGGCCCGCGCCGGGGAGCGCAGGGGCATCAGGACCTCTGAGAGGTGAGCTTAGGAGGGGACCTTAGGCGGTCAGCGCAGGTTGGCGGACGCGAAGAAGGCGTCGAGCGCGTCCGGCGTGGTGATCCCGAAGGAGGCCGCCAGGATCGGGGTCAGCTCGTGGTTGCGCGGGAAGATCGTCGTCCCGGCCAGGAACAGGAGCACGCGCGTCTTCCGCTCCGGATCCGTGACGGACTGCTGAACCGCCGCGATCAGCGACTGCGGGATCTTGCCCTGGCCGACCCACGCCATCGCGTCGTCGTTGGAGATGATGCCGCGCGTCGCCGCCTCGCCCGCGAACTGGTAGTCCTTCACGGACAGCACCTGGGGCGGGGGTGGGGGCGAGAACGTCAGCGCGGCCGGATCGAACAGCTGCTCTGTGAACAGGTTGTGCGGGTCGGTGATGCTCGGGTCGACGCCGTCGATTTCGATCAGCCGCTGGTTGGTCGGGAACATCATGCTGGTGTCCCGGAACACCGACTTCACGATCTCCAGGCCGGTTGCGGGATCGGGCAGCGCTGCGGCCACGACGGCGTTCTCCGCGAAGGGCTCTTCCTTCCGGAAATCGTAGAAGTCGAGGCCGTCGGTCTCACGCTTCAGGAACACGACCGTCCCGCCGATCGTGACCAGGTCCTGGGCCCATTCCGGCAGGGGATCGGGCTTGTACGGCTTCCAGGTGCCGTGATCCTTCACGATGTAGGTCATTGTCGCTCCGGACGATCAGGAGGCCGCGCCGACAGTCACCCAACCCTGGCTGGGGATGTACATCTGCAAGTATCGGTAGCGGTGCGAGAAGTCTGCGCAGGCGCCGGTGCCGAGCCCGAGATCGTACGTCCAGTGGTCGCACATCATCGCGTAGCCGCCGAACGCACCGATGAACGTTCCGGTCCCAGGCATATAGTTGGTGTTCATGTCTCCGGCGTAGACATACCGCATGCTCTGCACGCAGTTGTTCGTATAATTGAAGGCCTGCTGCTGCGCGTTCGCCAAGGCGCGGGTTTCAATACGGGTATTCAGATCCCCGAACTGCGCGGTCGCGATCGACCCGTCCGGGCCGATGGAAAAGTAATCCGCGCCGTTGTCGAGGTTGACCCAGTGCAGCCGCTTGTCAGGCTGGAGCTGCCAGCCGGCATGCAGGACGCCCTGCGACAGGAAGATGAGCGTGGGGATGGCTTCCTGGAGGGTCAGATCGCCGGTCATCGTGCCGCCATTCCTCGGCACGGCGGCTCCGAGCACCGCTGAGATGATGCTGGGCGTGCTTGCGATGATCTGACCCTGCGCCAGGGCGGTCACCTCGCTCGGCAAAATGTCGAGGATGCAGATCTGCGAGAGCGCCCCGCCCGCGCCCGTGAAGGAGTGCCCGAGAAGGAGGTACGGGCGGCCGACGACGACGTCGTTGTCGACGATCGGAAAGCCGTCCGCACGCGTGACAGGCGCAGGAGCTGCGCCGTCGATCGCGAGCTTCAACGGGGCCGCCGCCATCCCGAGCGGCGTGGCGCCAAAAATCACGCGCACCGAGAAGGGCTTCGTGATCGCCGCCGGGATGCCGTTCACGCCGGTCGCGAGGTCGATCAGCCCCTCGTTCGTCGACACCGCGTAGACGTTGTTCGCCCCCGGCATCGCCAGCAGGGTCGCGAGATCGTCGTCGCGGGCACGCGCCACGGTCGCCATCAGGCCGCGGATCGCGCCCAGCACCGTGTTTGCGGGACGGCCGGGCCGCAGGTCCGCGTTCGGATCCGACGAGCCGTTGTCGGCGGCCGTTTCGGACCAGTGGTGCGGTCCACTCATGAGTCGGTCCTCATCGGCTGAAGCGGTGCGAGCCCGAAGGCGAGAAGCGATGCGGGGTTCGCGAGTGACGGGGCGCCGGCACCCAGCACCTGGGCGCTGCCGTCGGCCGGCGCCGCGCTGAGCTGCATCGGGCCCGACAAGCCGAAGCCGGCAGGCGCGGAGGCAGCCCCAGGCAGCGTCATCGGCGAGCCGCTCGGCGCGGTGGGAGCCGGTGCCTTCGGAATGCCGTCGACCTGACCGACCCACTTCGACGCGAAGTCCCTGGCGAGCGTGTCGGGCGTACCGCCGTTGCCAGCCGCCGCCCTCCCGAGCCCGAGGCTGCCCATGGTGGCGTCCGGATTCGCCAGGATCTTCCCAGCGCCGACCGCGCCCTGCTGATGGGCCAGATACATCTCACCGTCGGTCGGGGTCCGGCCGAGGGCGTTGGTCAGCGACTTCTCGTTCGTCTGCGTCAGCTGCGCGGCCGCGTTGGACGAGGCGACAGGATCGAACGGGTTGCCAAGCCCGAACGCCTTGGCCGTGCGCGGCATGAACTGAAAGAGCCCCGCCGCGCTGCCGTTGCGGGCGTTCGGGTCGCCGGTGGACTCGATCTGTGCGACGCGCGGCAGGTAATCCGGCCGCGACCAATTCAAGCCGCTGCGCTCTGCCGCCGCCTGTATCGCGGCGGCGACCTCTGGGGACATCGGCATGTGCGGGAGCGTCCTGAAACGCAAAAGGCCCGCGCGATGGCGGGCCTTCTCGGGTCGGGCGCACAGCGCTCGCGACGGTGACGGTTTCGACGGTTTGGCCCGTCGGGTCAAGTATTGGAGCGCTGACGAAAGCTCGGCCGCATGCTACGTTGCGGTATGCCTCTCGCTCGCCTCGCCCTCGTCGTTTTCCTCATCCCGACAGGAGCGGTGGCGGCCGGTCTCACCGGCACCTTCGAGCACAAGGAAGACGGCTACGAGCAGGGCGTCGAGGTGAAGGCCGCGGGCGGCGGTTTCATCGGCGACTTCTCCACCGCCTCGAACCGCGGATGCGGCGGCGGGGTGAAGATGAAGGGCCGCGCCACCGGCCCATCCACCGTCGTGTTCAGCAAGACCGAGGAAGGGCAGGTCTGCCGTATCACCGCCCGCTACGCCGACGGCTTCCGGTCCGTAGCCCTTGAGGAGGACGGCTGCACGCTCTGGCACGGCGCCTCGTGCGAGTTCCAAGGGACCCTTAAGCGCACCGGGCGATAGCTGGCCGCACAACTGCGGGGTGTGGCCGCAGCGCCATCGACGGAAGCTTGGCCGATCGCATAGGTTGTGGCATGCGCCGAAACCAGACCACGCTCATCTTGGCGTCCGCTCTGCTCTCCATCGCTTCTCCAGCGACTGCGCAGCGTGGCGGCTTTCCGCAGCCGCTCATCGGTCTCTGGGCAGAGTCGCCGATCACGTGCGACCTACTGAAGCGATCGCCGGCAAATGCCCCATCTGACCGTTCGTGGGTGCGGATCAGCCCCGAAACCGTCAGCGGAACGACGAGCGGCCGTTTTCTCAGGGTGCTTGGTCCACGCGCCGCGCAGACGACGGACGACAAGCTCTCGACGATCACTATCGATTTCGAGCTGCGCCGAGGGGACATCCTGTTCGAGACGGTGACTGGTGCGCGGGCCTCGATGCAGTACATGCGGTGCCGGTGACAGATATGCCCCGCTGGCTCCAGATCTTGCTCGTCGCTGCTCTACCCGTGAGCGCCCTCATTGTGGCATCCGCCAACCGGTGGGAGATGACGCACTTCGAGAAGAGCGCCAGCCTGGGATGGGACAGCTTCTACCTGCTGGACCGTTGGACGGGACACATCCAGGCATGCACCGTTCTGCCGGCCCAAGGTGAGCAACAGCCCCCTCGCGCCACCTGTCAGGGTCTGAACTGATGCCGACCCGCACCCAGATCGTCGTCTGTTGGTTTGCCTTCACCGGCGCCATGGCGCTGCTGTCCATCTTGCTGCACGCCATCGTGCCGCCGGTGATGACCAGCCTGCAGAACGCTATTGGGGTCCGCACCCTCGGCGTCCTGATGCTGATCGGCTGGCTTGGGCTGGCAGTCTACGCCTACCGCCCCCTACTGCGCAGCTGGCTGGCGCGCCGGCGCGGCACCTCCGTTCGCCAACGCTAACAGGCGGTTCGTGAACAGCTCGGCGTTCTTGCTGCCGGGCGGGGACTTCGCGAGCGCCCGCAGGTCCGGAAGCGCCTTCGGATCGAACATCAGCCGAGCTACGGCCTCGCCCGAGTTCAGCATCCGGGTCCGCATCATCGCGTCGCCAACGCCATGCTTGAGGCCGACGGCAGCGCCCGCGATGCCGCCCTTCACGCCGCCCGCGATCGTCCCGGCAGCCGCACCCGTCAGCGCGTCGGACACGACCTGCCCGACATGCGTCTTGCCCGACGCGAACTCCTTCTGGATCGCGTGATTGAACGCGGTGTCCGAGCCCTTCTGCGGCCGATAGGCGGTCGCCTTCAGGGTCGTCAACAACCCGTCGAGCGCCTTCCAGCGAGTCTCGCCCTCGGGAAGCGCCTTCATCACCTCCTGGAGGTTCCGGTAGCGCTGCGGGTGCTCGCTCACCGCGGAGGCGAAGATCGAGCCGCCGTATTGCGCGGGCAGGCCGCGCTTCTCGGCGGTCGCCGCGTTGAACGTACTCTCGAGGTAGTGCCGCGCCAGCATCTGAGCCGACCGCGGGTCGTTGCGAACCAGCGCCTGCATGGCGCTCGCGATCTCACCGTGGCTGGATGGCTCGGCCGAGAACAACACGCTGGTGGCGTGCTTCACGTCCGGGCGCTGAGCGATCTGACCGAGAGGCGAAGCCGCGACGCGCTCCATCCCGTCGTGCGCGAACACGAGGTTCGAAAGACGGTCACGCACCTCCGGCAGCTGGTCGAGCACATCGGCATGCTCGCGCATCGCACCGCGGAGAGCGTCGGCTGTCCGGATGCCGTCTTGGCCCACCGCCCGGTCGAGGATCTGCGTCTCGACATGGCGGCCGAGGGCGCCGCGCGATGCGGGCGCGGGCTGGGCGAGCATCTCACGCGCTGCGGTCGGACCGCTGACGATGCCCGGCACCTGCTCGGCTGGCGTGGCCATGCGGCCGGTCAGGTCGTCACGGCGGACCACACGGCCAAGCGGGTTATTGCCGGTGAACGGCTCCAGGGGTGCGGAGTTGGCCGCGAAGTTCGCATCGGCCGTCGCCACCTCCGGCACGGTCTTCAACTGCGCATCGAGCGCGGCGCGCGTGGCCTGGAGGTCGCGGACCTTCGTGGCGTCGCCGATGTCCTGCGCGGCGCGGATGCTGAAGTCGAGGCGCTCGCGGGCGTGCAGCAGTCCGGCGACGCTCATGTCGAGGTCGCCGCCGGGTTCGCGGAGATCTCGCCCGGCGGCCGTTAGGGCACCTCGCACATCTCCCTTCGCGGTTCGACCCTGCTCAGCCACCGCCGCCAGCGCCGGACGGGGATCGACCTGCCCGAACCGCACGTCCGGTATCTCTTCCGTGATGGTCGGCGTCTTCACGAACGGTGCGGGCTGCTCCCGCATCGCGCCGATCGTGCGCTCGAAGGCGTCGAGCGGTTCGGCAGTCTCACCGCGCATCAAGGCGCCGAGCGTCCGGGACCGGATGTCCGGATGCACGCTGTTCGGGTCGATACCGGCCGCGCGGAGATCCCCGTTCAACCTGGTCTCGGCGTGCGAGAGGGCAGCGGCATATTCGTCGCCGAGTTGCCCAGCGCTCGGCCCGGCGCCCATCGAGCGGTTCGAGCCGATCGGGAACGAAGGGAAACCGCGCTGCTCGTTCTGGAGCTTCCGGAGCAGCTCGGACGAAATATCCCGAGCCATGCCGCCGTCGGCGTCGGGCCGGAAGTAACCCTCCTCGATCAGCCGCTCGCGCCAGAAGTTGTCGATTGACTTGCCACCTTGGCGGGCGACGTTCCCGAGACCGGGGATGTTGAACTTGTGCAGGTCGGTGGCGAGCACGTCGCCTTCGAGCGGCAAGCCGCCGTTCTGGGCAACGAACCGCCCGAGGCTCATCGGGCCGGCTTCCTGGACAGCGCCATCGGAGCGTCCGGGCGGCGGCCCGAGCGGACCGGGCGCGCCATCCCCGAACTGCGGACGGCTGTACTGCTGCTGCGTCACGATCGGCTCGCCGGGACGCTCGACCGTGGCCGTGCGCTCGATACCGACAGTCTCAGGGGCTGCCCGGGCGGCGCGATAGTCGACGTCGGCCTGCGCGGCGCGCCGGGCCTCCAAGCCGTCGGCGACCCCGCGCAACTCGTTCTGGATCGTCTGTCCTGCCTGCTCCGGCGTGATCCGGGGGCCGGTCGCGGCGCGGGCGTTCGAGAGCGCCATGCCCTGCGGCGTCTGCGCGACACCCTGCTGGGCCGCCCGCCGCACATCGAAGCCGAGATCGGTCGGGCTGGTCGGCTCCGGGCCGATCCGGTCGAACAGGGCGCGCCCCGCATTGTCGACCTGCGCGGGCCGGGCCGCGTAGAACTCGCCCGCGATCTGTCCGCCCTCGCCCCCGGAGTTTGCCGCCACGCGGGCGAGCTGAGAGGCGCGCGTGGCCTTGCCGCCCGTGGCTGCGTTCAGCGCCTCGTCGACCGAGATACCGACCGGTCCCCCGGGCGCGTTCGCCGCGGCGTCGCGGATCGCCTGGGCCGATGCCAGCTCGGACTCCGACAGGCCGTGTGCCGCCTCGCGCAGCAGATGCATCCCCGGCTCGCCGCCGGTGATCGCGCGCCACGCCTTCCCGACACCGGCCCCCACGGCGGGCCCGGCGAGACCGAGACCACCGCCGATCGCGGCGCCCTTCTCGATTTCCCCGAGATCACCGCCCGAGCGCACCGCGGAATCCGCAGCGCCCAGGGCGGCACCCGTGACGCCGGAGGCCGCCATCCGCACGGGCAGCGCCGCGCCTGACGCCCCGAACGCGGCGGGAGCCGCCATGACGAGCGGAGCCGTGCCGACAACGCCACCGCCGACATGCCCGGCGATGTCCGCGATGGGATGCTCCTCGGCGGTGCGCCTGCCGAAATCCTCGACGGCCTTCAGCTCGTCGCTGTACCGGCTGTCGTTCTTCAGGGCCCGGATGCCGGCGACGGCGCGGTTCACGCCGGCCAGCATGTACGGGCCGGCGACAGGCACGCCATCAATGATGCCGCGCCCGATCGCGGCCGCCTCGTCGCCCGGCTGGCCGGCGGTGGGTGCGTCGGTGAACCCGCGGTGCATGGCCGCGAGGTCAGCGTCCGAGACCTTCGACAGGTCGACCTTTGGGGCCGAACCCGGCTCCGGCTTCGGCGCGGGCGTGCCGGCGTAGAGCTGCTGCAGCTCGTCGTCGGAGAGCTTCGAGAGATCCATCAGCGCATCATCCCGCGGCGGCGCATCTCAGCCTCGACCGCGGACCTGTCGGGCGCGGCCGGACGGTACTGGTAGATCTCCGGCTGCTCGACCTTAAAGAATCCGGCACGCTGCGCGGTCTCAGGGGTCGCGAACCGGTCCACGCTCGCGTTGTGGTGGGCGATCGTGTTCTTGGCGAGGATCTCCTGCGCCTCGATGCCGGCGCGCAGGGCCGCCTCGACGCTGGATCGATCGCCCGAGGAGATCGTCTTGCCGAGCTGCAGATCCATGTTGGTCGTGTGCCCGGACTGCGAGATCGCCTTGGCCAATTCGGCGCTCTTCTGGGTAGCGGCCTGGTCGAAGAGCTGCGACTGCGTCACGTAGCTGTCCGGGATGCCCAGAACCTGCGCCGCGACGGCGCGAGCCTGCGTTCGCCAGTCCGCTCCAGCGCCCGAGACGATACCCTTGTCGATCGCTTCCTTCTGGCGGTTGATGGCAGCAATCGTACCGATCGCGCCCTCGGCCTTCGCACGGCTCTCCGTGATCGCCTTCACGGCCGCCTGATCCAGCTCGGCGTTGGCCTTCTGCGGCAGCTGGTTCGTGCCCTGCGTCAGGGCGACGTGGGGCATCCCCTTCTCATCGTAGGCACCCGGTGTGCCCGGCGGCGTCCCGGGCGGCGGTTCGATCACGCGGCCGTCTGCCCCGGTCGTACCCCAGACCCGCGCGCCGCCCGTCGCGGGGGCGACATGGGTCAGCGCAGCCGGACCATCGGGCTCGCCGATACGGGACTTGTTCACCCCGACGATCGATCCATCCGGACGGGTGATGATCTGCACATCGTCTTTCGTTCCGGCGGCGGAACCCTCGGCCTGCGCCTGCGCCTCGCCCTTGATCCGGTCGAGCGGCTTGGCACCGCCCTCCATCGAACCGGCGGCGGTCGCGCGCGCCTCGGCTTGCATCTGCTCCGGCGTCTTCGGCATGCCGTGCGTCGGATCGCGCAGGATCTGGAGAGCGGTGGTCACATTCCCGCTGTTCGTCGCCATCGCGGCGAGCTCGGCGTCCGACAGGTTCGGGTAGGCACGCTTCAGGATCTGGGCGTTGCCGGTGAGTGCGGCCTGCTCCCGCGCCAGCTTCGCACGCTCCAGGTCGGCCTTCGCGCCGCTCTGACTCACGGACAACGCGTTCTGGAGGCCGCGACCCAGCCCCTCTCCGAAGTTCCCACCCTGCAGGATGCCGGCGCCCATCGCGATCAGCTGATCCGCGAGACCGGACTGGTTCATGCGCCGCAGCGCACCGCCGAGGTCGAAGCCACCAGAGCTCTGCGGCGTCTGCGACGGGACAGGTGCCGCAACGGGCTTCGGCGAGCCGGACACGGTCTGCCCGGTCAGCGGGTCGAAGCTGTTGACCGGCGACATGCCGGCATCGAGCGCGGACAACTCGGAGGGCCGAGCGGGCGGCGTCGGTCCAGGGCCGGCGGGGGCCAGCGTCGGAGCCGGTGCAGGTGCCTCGGCAGGCACCCGGGCCTGGGTAGCCTGCGGGATGGCACCCGTCGCCTGCGGGCCCGGAGCCGGCGCAGCCTGGGCAACCTGCGGAGGCTGCGGACTGACGATCGTGCCGGACGAGCCCGAGAAGCCATTGTCAGGCGCACCCATGCCGGCGCGGTCGAACAAGAGGCTGTCGACCGGTGAGGGGGCGGCCTGCTGCGGCGGCTGTGCCTGGAGGAGCCGCGCGATCAGGTCCGGCGACAGGCCGTCCAGCAGCGAGGCCGTGTTGGCGCCGAAGGGAATACCGTCGCTCATCCTACTGCCCCTTGGTCTGGCCGGCGAACTGCATCGGATGGAAGAAGCCGAACGGGCGTGGCTTCACGGGACGGAACTGCATCGGGGAGGAGCCGCCTTGCTTCTGGCCGCCCTTGCCGCCGTCTGCGCCCTGGCCAGCACCATCGGTGGTGCTGATGGTACCGTTCGCAGCGACCGAACCTGCGGGCGCGCCGCCGTCGCTCGATCCGCCTGCTGACGGCAGTCCCATTGTGCCACCACCACCCGGCAGGAGCGTGCCTGTTCCACGCGCCTGGGTCACACCGGAGAGACCGAACGCGGCCGGCGCGCTCGACCCACCGGCCGAGGCGGGCAGCTGCATACCGCCGCCGAGGAACTTGTTCGCCCAGGCATAGTGCGGGGCGAACTGCGTGTTGACCTTATCGGCGACCGTGCCCGGCATGCCACCGTTGCCGGCGTCTGATGCGTTGAAGCGCCCGGGCGAGCCCGCGTTGATGGTCGAATAGGCGTTCATCACGCCCATGCCCGGCGTGTAGCCGCGAGCGGTCATGAACTGCTCGGCCTTCAGGAGCTGCTCCTGAAAGCTTTCCCGGCCGGTGACGCCGAACTGCTTCTGCTCGCTCGGCCCGAACTGGATCAGGCCGACATGGCGCCCGCCCGTACCGCCCCATCGCGACGGGTCGCCGCCCGACTCGTAGTGGATGATGCCGCCCCATTCGACCGGCGAAAGGCCGAGGCGTTGTGCGGAGGCGATGAGCGCCTGCTGGTCCGTCATCGGACCGGCACCCGCCGGAGCAGGTGCGCTCGCTTGAGCAGAACCGGCCCCGGCCTGCTGCCGCGGCGCATCCACCGAGATCATCGGCAGGGACACGGAAGCGCCCGAGGCCGGTACATCCGCAGCACCACCACCACCAGCCGCGGGAGCCTGGGGAGCCGGGGCGGCCAACCCGAGCGGGGCAGACACGGGCTGCTGAGCGGCAGCACCGCTACCGGGCTGAGCCCCGGACGCCATCTGCCGGATCGACGCCAGCATGTCGGGGGTGAGCCCGAATGCATCGTCCTGCGATCCCATCGGAGGGATGCTGAAGCCGAACGCCATGGCGTGCTCCCGCTAGAACAGGCCGGAGCCGGCCAGCTTGGACACCAAGCCACCGATGCCGAGCGCGCCGCCGAGCAGCGACGAGCCGAGCGACTGCTGCGTCTTCGTCGTCTGCTTGCCGTAGCTGTCGGTCGTGCCGCCAAGACCCGCCATGCCGCCCATGAGGCCGGCGTAGCGGTCCAGGTTCTGCCACGGCATGTTGTTGGTCTCGTCGAAGAGCTGCTGCGACGCGCCGATGTTGGCCTGATCCTGGCCCTGGAGCAGCGAGCCGACGCCGATCAGTTGCTGAGCGGGGGCGTAGCGGGCCGCGTCAAGCGCCGGCAGAGCGGTGGCCGCCTGAAGCGCCTGCGCCTGCCCGGTCTGACCGGCGTTGATGAAGCCGTTCGCCTTCGTGACGTCGAGGTTCGAGTTGAACTGCTGGCTGTTGAGGTCGTTGCCGACATCGGTCGTGAGGACACCGAGGCGGTTCTGCGTGCCCTGCGCATAGGCGCCGAGGGCGCTCTGGGCCTGCTGCATGCCGAGGCTGGAATTGAACTCGCCGCCCGAGAGCATCTGCCCGAGGACGCCGGCCTGCTGGGCGGTCTGGGACTGCGCCAAACCCGCGCCCGAGAGCCGCTGCTGGTTGTTCGTGCCCTCGACGCTGCCGATCTGGCCGAGGATGCCGGAGCCGAGCTGCGAAGCGGCCTGCCGCGCGGAGTCGATCTGCGAGTTGGCCGAGACCTGGTTGGCGCGCTCCTGATTGTACTGGCCGGCGTAGAGCTGGGATTGGGTATCGTTGACCGCCTTGGTGGCTGCGCCCGCGAACGCGCCGGTCCCGTACCGACCGGAGGCCGCGAAGGCCTCCTTCTGCGCCTGGAGCGCGTTGTCGGACGAGGTCTTCACCAGGTTCTGGAAGATCGCGTTCTTCGTCGGGTCGAGGAAGTCGCCGCGCGCCACCCCGGATAGGTTCATCTCTGCCGATGAGGGCGCCTGGGACTTGGCGTAGAGGTCCTGCAGCTGCGGGATGGTCGTGAGATCCCGCGAGCCGTTCATGAAGCTCGTGGCGGTCTGGTTGACCGGGTTCGAGGCCGAGCCGAGGCTGTCGGCGAGCGAGCCCAGCCGCGAGAGGTCGACGCCCGGCACGTTCCCGAGTTGGCTCAGCGCGCCGACCGAGCCGGCCGAGAGGCCGTTCTTGTCGAGCCCCGACTGCCCGAGCACGCTCTGCGGCGTGACGCCCGACACATCGGCCAGCATGCCGAGACCCTGCTGGGTCGTCGGGCTCATCCCGCGCGACCCGAGCAGGCTCTGCGCGAACGAGATGCCCTGCGGCGCGGCGTTGTCAGAGGAGAACTGGTCGCGGATCGACTGGAGCCCGCCGAGCGTGTCGTCGCCCAGCTGCGCCACGCGCGGCCCGGAGTAGATCCCGGTGCCGGCGCCACTGTTATAGAGCGTCGTCGCGTCGCCGAGGACCTGCTGAAGGCCTGGAATCGCGGGCGCCCACGGCTGGGTCTCCGAGTGCTGCTGTGACGTGGAGGTCTGGGTGGATCCGCCCATCGGTCAGAGCCTCTTCGAGAAATGAGTGTACGCGGCGTAGTCCGGCAGCAGTCCGGCCCAGCCGGCACGGCCGGCGAACTCGACGGAGGCGCAGCCGAGGCGGCGCGCACCGGCCTCGATCAAGGCGAGCGTGTCCCGCCACGCCCGAGCGCCGGCCCCGCCGACGGCGAGCACCCAACACGACCGGGTCCGGTCGGCGTGCTGGCGGACCTGGGTCACGCCCGCCGCCACGGGCGGCCCGTCGGCGGGCCCGATGAGGACGAGCTGGCCCTGGCCGGCCCGGCAGAGCGCGCGCAGGCCGTCGAGCGTCAGATCGGATTCCCGTCGCGCACAGACGCGCGCGAGCCACGGCTCCGCCACCGGCCAGATCGCATCGACCTGGTCGATAGGCACGGGTGTGAGGATCACCGGCGTCGGAGCTCGTAGTGGAAGGTGCGGTCGGTCGCGGCCGAGGCGTCGTGGCCGAGGGTGAAGCCCCCGTTCGTGGTCGACTGAACGAAGACCGGGGCGGCGGCCGCAGAGGCGCTGCGGGCCGACAACATCACCATCGTGTCGGCCGTGCAGAGCTTGTTCGAGACGAGGGTGCTTGTGGCGCCCGCTGCGAGCGTCACCGTGCCGCCAGCGTTCGTCCCACCGGTGGCGAGGTCGCGGATCGCGTCGCCGTGCCGGTCGAGGTTCTCCTGGCTGAGGGCGTTGCCCCGGGGCGGGATATTCATGCCCGGCCCTCCGGTGCCGCGTCGGGCTCGACGCCCGTGGCGTAGGTCCAGGGATCGCCGGCCGGGATGACGACCTGCACGCGATGATATCGACCCGAGGCGTGGCAGGGGGCGAAGCGCTCGCGGTTCGGGCCACTCGGCTGCCGCCACCGAACCGGCGTCGACACGCCGAGGTTCTCGCGGGTGCCGACCTGCGCCGTCCAGGCATCTGCGTCGGCATCGACCCGCACGCCGCGCGCGTAGGTCCGGTTCGGGCGCGACAGCTGTGCGTCCGGCGTGCAGATCGTGGCCGCCATGCTCGGCCCCTCGAGGAGCGCGAGCCGGTTGTCCGTGCCCCACACCCCGATCAGAGGATTGCCGCCCGAGAACAAGGCGGAATCCAGCGAGAGCCCGTCGGCGAAGTCGTAGGGCGCCTTTCCGGCGTCGATATCCTCGTCGATGGAGTCGATGCTCACCGGCGCCGTCTCAGCGCGCAGGAAGTAGCGCAGCGCGAGGTCGAGCTGCGTCCAGCGGTCCTGCACGGAGTCGTAGACCAGCACGAGGTCGAGGAGCGTCGGATCCGACACCCGGGTGCTCTTCATCGCGAACAGCACGCGGCTTCCCGTCGGATCGCCGACCGCGACGGCGGTGTGCGCGTAGGTCGGATCCCGCAGGCTCTGGATCCAGCCGTTCACCCGGTTCTTGCCGATCGGGACCGTGGTGCCGGCCGCGAACGCGTAGGCGCCGTCCCGGTCGAGGAAGAAAATGGTCGGGCCGATCTTCTGCACGGCCCAGGGCGCCACCGCGCCGCGGTCGTCCTCGAGCTTCGAGCGCTGAAAGATGACCGCGCTGCCCGGGGAGAACACCATCTGCTGGATGGCGCGATCCTGGAACACGATCAGGCTGTTGTCCGTGCCGACGAGGCCCGTGACGTGGCCGCCGTCGGGGAAGATCTGCACGTCCGAGTCCTGCACGCCCGGCGTCCAGAAGGTCGGGTCGCCCAGCCCCGACCACTGGATCTCGGTCGGGTCGGAGATCAGGGCACCGAGCACGAGGAACTCACCCATCACCGCGGCAAAGCGAGCCTTCGGCGGCGGGTTGGCCGGGTCGGCCGCAGTGAGGTCCGCGAACGCGGTCCCGGTGACGATGTCGATCACCTGCGGCACGGCGCCGAGATGCACGGCGAACAGGCGGGTGCCGTAGAGCGCGAAGGACCAGTAATCGCCTTCCGGCAGCAGGTAGGAGGACGGGCCCGAGACGTCGTCCCAGACGTTCGTCTCCGCGTTCAGCCGGTAGAGTTTCGTCGCCGTCCCCGCGTAGACTACCCAGGCGCCGTTCGGGGCCTGCACCGAGGTCGACCCGCGGCAGGCCTCCGGCAGAGGCTGTGTCACCGGGTTCGGCGAAGGTACGGGGCCGTAGCCGTCGGGGCGCGGGAACACGTTGCGCGCGACCGCCGAGACCGTCGCATCGTTCGAGGCGACGTCGGGCGCCCAGGCGCCGAAGGGAATCTTCACAGGTCGTAGCTCTGCACGACGCCGGTGCTGGCCATCGTCGTGGCGAGCCCCTTCAGCGAGGTCGAGGCCTCCTGCACCGCCGTGTCCATCGCCTGCTTCAGGCTGGCGTCCTTCAGGCGGTGCAGGGCGAGGTAGCGCTTCGCGTACGCGGCGATCAGGTCGTACGCCTCATCGACCCAGGCGTTGGTATCCGCGTCGGTCGCCGGCGCACCGAGCCGGACGTGGCCGGTGAAGCGAACCGTGTAGACCTGATCCGGCACCGGGAAGAGCCGGTAGCCCTCCGAGAACTTCGCGTAGAATGTGGGCAAGCCGGGTTGGGTTTGATCGCTGACTGCCTCCAGGTCGGCGATCGGCACGTTCCGCAGCACCCACGAGTTGCCGTCGTCGTCGAGCAGCACGGCGCTGTCGATCGCCAGCATGACGTTCTGCCCGGCGAGATCGGCGCCGCCGTAGCCGGCCTTCCCCGGCACGGTCTGGAACTCCAGGATCCCATCGTTGAACGCGAACCGCTCCCGCTGCCAGAACCCGATCGCGTGCCGGATCGCGTTGCGGACCGGGCCTTCCAAGTCGGGCCGGTCGAGCTCGTCGACGATCTGGTTCACCATGCGCAGCAGCGTCGGCGAACCGTCGTCCGTCGAGGTGCCGTCCGCCATGATCAGCGGGTTGTCGACCGTCGCGGCGAAGGCCGACTTCACCTGCGCGGTGGAATCGGGGAACAGTCCGGAGGACATGGTGCTCTCCGCGCTCAGATCAGGGATGGGCGGGGCAGGGGCGAGATCACAGCTCGCTCGCCGCACTGTAGGGGGCGACCACCGCCACCGAGCCCGCCGCGGTGGCGCCCGCGAAGTAGCGGAAGCCATCGATCGTGACGTTGTCGATGGTCCCGCTGGCGGCGTTCGCCGAGATGGATGCGGTACCGGAAGTGACCGTCGCTCCCGTCGCACGCTTGGGCACGTGGAACACGATGTACTGACCCACCGGGCCACCGGCGCCACTCGCGTAGCCGAGCGCGGCGAGAGTCCCGGTCTCGAAGTAACGCTGGGCGCGCCGGATCTCGTCGTCGCGGCGCTCGAAAAGGGTCGGAACGCTACCGGGCTCGAACTGCGCGAGGGTGAACGTGCCGGTCGCGAACTCAACCGTGGCGTTCGTGCCTGCGGTCAGGCTGGAGGTCGAGACCGGTGAGGGCCCATAGCTCGTAACCCCGGCACCTTGGGCTATGCGGGCAGTCGCGGTTCCGGTCCAGGATAGGACGTAGGCCCCGCCTTCCGGCAGATACAGCGATCCTTCGATGACCTGGACGAGGGTGCCAGCCGTGATCGTGGCCGTCACATCGCCATTGGCCGCAGCCGCGAACGACAGCGTGACGCCACCAGAACCGGCCTTCCAGCGGTCCATGACGTATGCGCCGGCAGCGTAGGCCGTCGAGGCGGAGGCCGCGCCGCGCTGGTTGATCGCGAGATTGCCGTTGATCAGCCGGTTGCGGAAGGCGATGGCCCCCATCGCGTTGAGGCCGAGCCCAGAGCGCGCCGCCGAGGCCGAGGAGCCGCCCGTACCACCCTGCGCGACGCTGAGCGGGGTGGTGAGCCCCGACAGGCTCGTGACGTCGGAATTTGCCCCCGACGCCGCGCCCGCGATGTTGCCGCGCGCCTGGGCCTGCTGGCCCGACGTGAGCCCCTGGGCGGCGTCGTACCGGACCGCCCCGGTGCCGGGAGAGGCAGCGGCGCACACGGTGTCCGAGCCGTTGAACTGGAACGTGCAGCCCGACGTCGAGGGCGTGAGACCGCCCCAGGTCGAGGCGCCGCGCACCGCGATGGTCGCGCGCGACGAGCTGATACCGGCGTCGAGGATCCCGGAGAGGTTCGCGAGCGAGGTGATGTCCGCGTTCGCGCCCTTGGCCGCCTTGGTGCCCTCCGCGGTCGTCGCGCGGGTCGTCTCCGTGGCGACCGCCGCTGCGGTGAAGGCGGTGTTGGCGACCTGCGACGTGGCTGCGCCCACCGGGGCCGTGGCAGCGGTCGCGGCGCCGAGGGCCGGCGCATTCAGGCTGGTGATGTCCGAGTTGGCGCCGGACGCCGCCGCACCGATGTTCCCGCGCGCCTGGGACTGCTGCGCGCCCGTCAGGGTCTGCGACGTGAAGAGGACGCTGCTCTGGCCGCCCGTCGCGACTGCGGCGGTCACGGCCGCCATGTTGGCGATCTGGGTGCTGTTCGTGCCGGGAGCCGCGGTCGGTGCCGTCGGGACGCCTGTGAAGGCTGGCGAGTTGATCTGCGCCAGGGTCGCGATGGCGCCGGCGTTGGCACCTTCCGCGGCCTTGGCGCGGGCGATCTCCGCAGTGAGCGAACCGCCATCCGCGACCGTGCCGGTGATCGTGCCGACGTTCAGCAGCGCGGCGCCGCCAAGCGCGGTGAAGCGGCTCGCGACCAGGTTCTGGAGGAAGAGGTCGTTCTGGTAGAGCTTCGCGAACGCCACGGGCAGCGGATCGACAGTCACGCCCGGGCTCGGCGCGACGTTCGGCTGCTGGAGTGCGGTCTGTCCCAGCGCCAGCGACGGCGCGAGCAGGAGCGCGGCGCCGAGGAGGCGCCCGAGCCGGTGCAGGATCATCGGCGGCCCTTCGGTCGACGCGCAGGCTTCCGAGGCGCGGCGGGCGCGGGGTCGGGCTGGCGGACAGCTGGCGGAAGAGGAGCCGGCTCCGGCGCGAGGGCCGGGGCCGGGGCGGGCGCCTCGGCGAGCGCGTGAGCGCCCGCGTGCAGCACCCAGAGCGCGACGTGCATCAGCCGTCGTTGTTCGGGACGTAATGCATCACGATGGTGGCGACGCCCGCAGCCGGAGCACCCGCAATCGTGCCGTAGACCGTGGTGTCGGCGGCAAGCCGACCCTTCAGGGTCGCGGTGTCGGGGCGCTTCACGCCGGCCGCAGTGACGGCGGTATCGGCGGCGGCGGCGAGATCGTTGCCGCCCGCGGCCGAGCCGAGGGTCAGCGACGCACCGGCCGAGAACGCGGTCTCGACGAGCACCAGGGTGGAGGTGATCAGGGCGCCGGCCGGCAGCGAGGCCGGCATGACGAAGGCGCCGTTGGCGAAGGTGACGGTCACGCGGATGTAGTGCGACTCCTGCTCGCGATACTCGCGAACCGACGGAGACACAGGGGGGACGTTGGTGGCCACGAGGACCTCCTGTTCAGACGGATCGGGGGAAGGGCGGGGAAGACGAGGGCGAGCCGGAGCACGAGGCCCCGGCCCGGGTCAGCCGTCAGGCTGGATCAGTCGAGGCGGATCAGGCGGCCGGCGCGGCGTAGGTCGGGACGGTGATCACCCCGAAGTCGTCGCCGTTGAAGGTCGTCTTCTTCAGGCCCCAGATCGCCCAGGCGGAGACCTCGAGGTTCCGCTTGTGATCGTAGAGCTCCTCGTTCCAGCGGTACCGCTCATCGCCGCCGGCCTTGCCGTAGGCCACGGTCGCGGCCTGGGCGCCGAGGAGGACGGCGCGGCGGGTGTTGGCCACGGCCGAGTTGCCGTCGACCGAGACGCCCTGCGTGACGTCCTGCGCCTCGCGGAGCACGACGCCGTTGTACATGCCGAGCGCACCCGAGAAGATCGGGCTCTTGCTCGACTGCATGCCGGCCATCGCGGCCTTCTGGATGTCCAGCCACTGGCCGGCACCCGTGTTGGTCCGGAGCGAGGTGACCTGCGTGGAGTGCAGGTACATCACGTAGACCTTCTGGCCGTCGACCACGACGGGGCGGATCATGACCTTGCCCGCGGCGCCACCGGTCTTTGCCAGCTCCACCGCCTGGTCGATCAGGCTGAGGGTGAAGATGTCACCGGCGACGAGGGCCGCGTCGTTGGCGCGGCCGTTCGGGCGCAGGATGCGACCGGCGGACGGGGCAGTGACGAGGTTGTTGCCGTTGTACTTCCGGGCGTTCTTGCCCGGCAGCGCGTTCACCGGGGTGTACCCGCAGACGTGGGCGAAGAAGATCTTCGCGCGGCGGGTCTGGAACCAGTCGGCGATGCCGGAGCGGGCCTGCTCGCGCATGTTGAACGGCACGCGCTGCGCGTCGATGGTGTTGTCCGACTTCACGCCGACCACGTGGCCGAGCTCGTCGATTGTCACCTTGTCCGAGTTGGTACCGAGTTGCTCGCCGTTGCCTTCGGCGACGTCGTCGGAGGTGAAGCCGTCGCCCTTGAGCTGCATGCGCAGGCCGAAGGTGACCTGGTCGCCGTTGCCCTTCTTGGTCTCGGTCTTCTCCTGGATGATGGAGCCATCGGAGGGGCCGACCAGCGGGTCGATGTCGATGGACTTGTTGGCCTCCACTGCGAGCTTCTTGCTCCACAGCTTCTGGGCCATCGGATCGCCGATGCCGAAGTTCGTGAACATGGAGTGCCTCTGAAGGCTGGATTCCGTGGGGGAGGGGTGCGTGCGGGCTGTTCGTCGCCGCGCGGACGGAAGCCGGGCCCCAGGTGACCGTTGGGGACGGTGATCGGACGGGCGCCGTACGTGGCGCGGACGGAGGCTGTGACGCGGCCAGGCGAGCCCTGTGACGGGGGCCAATCGGACGAGCGGACATGCGAAAGCGCCCCGCTGGGATCAGCAGGGTGCGGCGCGCGGGCCGGTCGGAAACTGGTGGGATGCGGGACGGGGCCTCAGGCCCGCACGTCACGCGACCCTGGCGATATCCGGTGTTTCACCCGTCGGGTCAAGCGTTTCATACCGAACACTGCCGATTGTGGATAAAAACCGAACAAACAGGTTATGCTGACAAAAGACCACAGCGCTGAGTATTCATTCTGCTGCGGATTGGATCGCAGCAACCACAGCCTTACCGTCAGCTAAAATAGCATCAATGATAACCTTCAAATCTGCCGTGTGTTCCGGGTAAGATCCAATATATCCTGCGCGAACAAGATCCACAAATGGCTGTTCGCGCATATAGCAGCCGCTCAATGATTCATAATCAATCCTCAATCCGCCATTCGGTCCACGTGCACGAGCTGAGCTGATGAATGCTTGATAATGATCAAGCGGCAAAAGGATTCCTCCCTGCCTTATTGCCGCATTCCGTTTGACGAATTTCATGTAGAAAATGCCAGGATGCATTCGATATTGATCATTTGTCCTTTGTACGCTGGCCGAAAAACGCTCCATTCTTTGGATTTCAATCTGGAGCTGCCGGTCCGGTCTGTATATCCATCTGCTTCCGGCATTGTCTAGCATCTTGTATTGAACCATAACCACGTTTTTCTGGATTGTATTTACATATATAAGATCAACTCCGAGAGCCTCCTCAAGCGGCCTTCTGTTAGCCGTAATTACTTCGAGGCGCTCCCCTCGATAAGTGTAAACTGCGCGCCCAGTCGCGTCGCTATCTATGAGATCCATGCCGTGAACGCTTCGCGCATCGTGCTCGATGAAGCCATCCTCGATAGCGTGGACCACGGCACGACGAGGAACTGCATCACCAAAATCGATCTCTGCTGCGTCCGCTGTGGTATCTACCCGAGATATCGCCGTTTCGTCCTCGCTCAACAATTCGACAGTATTTGCCGGCGCATCGATTGCGATACCAAATGCGCGAAGAGCAGTGCGTAAACCTTGCTCTTGAAGAGCGGCGTTACTCTTTACGTATCGTGGAGCGCTCAACGAGGCAGAAATTGCGCGGAGGCCAACCTTGTTAGACTCGAGCGCAACTAACTTGTCCACAATGTCGCGACTTAATTGCGCACCTAACACAATAACCTGATCAGGCTCGGTAAATTTTTCCCCCAAAATTTTAACTTGGCTGGGCGAATCCAGCAATCTTATAAGTTCGGCTGGAGACGAAGGCGCGAGCCGAAATACTCTCTTGAGCTTAATGCGGGACTGAAGCGTAGTTACAGCACTCGGTCGGCCGATCACACCAACCAGCATCGAAGGGCTGTCGTCACTATCCGCAACGATCAAACACATCGTCGGGCTTCTTAGTCGAGTCAAATCAGTATGGGGAACTGCGATCGTAAATTCTTCAGTTCCCCTTCGCGACGTCTCAAGGGCTTTCCATTCCTCTTTAGTCAATCGTAAAATGGCAATCGGATTGCCACGTACGTGGTTTCTCAGCGCGGACGCCCAAACGTTTTTCTCTTCTGGCATGGAAGGGTCTCGGATGCTAAGGGAACCCTGCCACATACAAGTTTAACTCTAGGTTAAGCGCGCATGTCTTGCAGCAGCGCCAGGACGCATTCGCATTTTATTAATGACAGATTAGATCATAAATTCTATGATTAAATAAGGATATCACGTTTACGTTGCATAGCTCACTGTGCGCTTTTACAATTAATTACGCAATTAATCTAACATATCAGTTAAACAATGAGAACGACAACTATCGATACTAATCGGTTTGATCAATATAACACGATCGAAAGGCACTCATCACTGACAGCTAGCGAGCGCCACATTTCAAGCGAATTGGCTTTCTTTAAGCCTCCGCGCCCATCAGGCGGGCGAGCTTGTCCGGGTTCTTCATGGCGAAGGCCTCGAAGTCCTTCTCGCTCATCGCGGCCAGCATCTCGAAGGTGACCTCGCCGGCCGGCGCGCCACCAGCGGCCGAGAGCGACTTGCCCGGGCCGGCTTGGCCTGCGGCGACACGCTCGACCTTCTGCGCCGGGGTCTCGGCGGGTGCGGGGGCGGGCGCCGGCTCCGCAGCCTTCGGGGCGAACCCGCGGGCCTTCGCGATCTGAAAGATGCGCTCGGCCGGGGAGACGCCGGCCTGCCGGGCCTGGAGCGCCACCTGGAACTCGTCCTGCTGGAGCGCCTGCTGGATCTGCGCCTCGGGCACGCCGAGAGCGGCATACTCGGCGGAGCGGCTCTGCATGACGTAGCGGAACGCGTCGGCGAAGGTCGGCTCGGACGAGGCGAAGCGGTTGAGATCGGTCTGATAGTCCCGGATCACCTCGCCAACCTCGCGCTCCTGGCGCTGGCGGGTCGTCTCCTGCGTGAAGCCGTTCTTCAGCTCCTCGATCTGCTTCTCGAGGTGCTTGGCGTAGCCGAAGATGTCCTCGTCCGGGTTCGGCGGGGCGGCCGGGGTCTCGGGCTGGGTAGCGGCAGGGGCGGGGCGAGCCTGCATCGCCTCGGTGATGACGCGCAGGCGCTCGTCGCCTCGAGCGAAGCGCTCGCGCAGCTCGGTCAGCTCCTTCTCGGCAGCCTTGCGCTTCTCACGCTCTTGGTGGAACGCGCCGTGGCGGACGAACTTGCCCTTGTTCTCGTCGGGCGTGGCCGCGTCGGTCTCGGGATCGACGACCTCGCCCGGGGCGGCCTCAGGGGCGGCAGCGGCGGGGGCGGCAACATCACCACCAGCCGGCCCACCTTCGCCGGCGGCCGGAGCCGCAGCGGCGCTGGAGGGCGCATCATCACCGCGCTCGTAGGCGTCCATAGCGGCCTGCTCCTCGGGCGAGAAGCCCTCGGCGCTGTCGCTGGTGGTGGCAAGATCGTTGTCGAACATGCTGTCCTCGTGACGTGAAGGGTACGAAAGCCGACGTGCGCCGCCGGCGGGCGGAAGGGGTCAGCGGACGGGGATCGCCTCGCCCGGGCGAAGCGGGCGGCCGTCGGCCATGCGCTCGCCCAGCGCGGTGTGCGCGCGGTCGCGGAAGTCGTCGTGGGTCCGGCCCATCAACGCCGCGTCCACCATCGCGGCGACGCGCTGCGGCGAGCCCTCGACCAGCAGCATCGGCACGCCGACCTTGAGCCACACCTGAGAGGCAGGCGGCTCGGCCATGCCGTTCTCGACCATGCCGACGTTGTCCGGGGCGACGTAGACCGCCTCGCCGGGCGTGTCGGGATCGCCGGAGTAGATCCGGAGCTGGACGAGCTTCATCGGCGGCACCGCAGGTTAGAAGCTGGGCTGGCCCGGGTACTGCTCGGGCCCGGCGGCGGGCGGCGGCAGCATCGCGAAGGGCGCCCGATCCACGGGGAGCGGCGTCGGGGCCGGAGCGGCGTGCCGATGCTGCACGGGTGAGGGGGCGGCGTCCTGCGTCACCTGCTGGTGTCCGTGCGCGATCTCCAGGGTGCGCCCGACCGTGTCGACCTTGTCGTACGTGCTAAGCGAGCGCTGGTGCTCGGCCTGGGCGCGCTTCAGGTCGGCGCCGGCCGCCTTCTCCTCGATCGCCGTGAGCGCCTGCTGCACCGCCATCTGCTTCTGCTGCTGCGCCTGCGGGTCGTTCTGCTGGCTGGCGAGCAGCTCGCGCATCTTGGCGACGAAGCTGTCCGGGAACGGCGAGTAGGGCAGCACCTCGAGGAGCACCTGCGGGGTGATCATGTCCCGGATGATCGGCAGCACCGACACGAAGGTCTGCCACACGACCTGCTGCTGGTTCGGCGACGAGGGCGCCTCGTCGATGATCACATCGAAGTCGCCCGCGGTCTGGTCGCGCAGGAGCGGGATAACCTTCTGGCCGGCCGGCCCGGTGATCCGCACGAGGCGGCCGTCCGAGAGGTAGCGCTGGATGAAGTAGAGCCGGACCCGGCCGATGTGCTTGCGAGCCCGCCGCAGCGCGTTGAACGCGGTGGCGAGGATGTTCATCGCCGCCTGCTTGCGGTGGTACTCCAGGATCCCGGCCTGGTCGTTCTGCTGCTGGCCGAGCAGCTCCAGGTTCACGCCCGAGGAATCGCGGATGGAGCCGATGGCGAACTCCATCATCTGCCAGTGCCCGGCGGGTAGGACTGGCAGGGGCTTTTCCTTGATCGCGCCGGAGCGCAGCGCGCCCGGGTTCACCCAGGTCGTGGCGCCGGGCTTGGCGGCCGAGGTCTCAAACTGCCGGACGTCCTTCACCGCCGAGGTCTCGGCGAAGTGGCCGCCCTTGGACTGCCGGTTGAGCATGTCCATGGTCTGGCTCAGCCACTTGTTGGCGAAGCGCTGCGGGTCGCGCATCGGGCGCACGATCCCGAACCACGAGCCCTTGTTCTGATCCCGGTCACCCGTGAGGAAGGCGTACGAGAACCGGTCGCCGGCCGGGGCCGGGCCCTCCTCCAGCACGGTCGCGCCGAGGAACGCGCGTCGGTAGACACGCTTCATCTGGTGGAACACGCGGACGGGCGGCATGCCCATCGCGGCGGCGCGCTGGACCAGCACCTTTGCCTGGGCCGGATCCATGTCCATCGGCTCGCCGGTCTGCGGGTCGATGACGACCGCGACCTTCTTCCGCTCCCACCACTGCACCTCGACGATGGTGACGCGGTCCGTGCCGGCGTCGGCCGCCTCACGGCGATCCATCCGGTGCTCGCCCGGCTGAAGCTGGTGGTGCGGCTCGGCGCCGTCGCGGTCCTCCGCCCAGGCCGCATCGAGGTCGGCCGGGTCGGCATCCTGGAACAGGCCCTCGGCCTCGGCCCGATCCATCGTCTTGGCCCGGAACACCCGGCGGGCGTCGGACAGCCCGCGTTTGGTCGCGGTGTGGTCCCAGAACATCTCCAGCGGGTTGACCCGGTCCTCAACGTAGGCGCCGTCCGGGTTGGTCTCGTAGTCCAGGCGCATCTCGATCACGCCGATGCCGCAGATCACGGCATCCACGAAGGCGTCCGATTCCTCGTCCTCCGCGTCGGCCTCGTCCGCGAGGTAGCGGGAGGCCTCCGTGAGCACCTCGTTCAGCGCGGCGTCGCCGACCTCACGCGGCAGGTACTGGATGTCCTGCCGGGTCGAGACCTCGGAGCCGGCAACCGCCTTGATCACCGGCAGCACGCGGTTGAACGTGATCGGAGGCCGGCCCTGCTCCTTCAGGACGGCGAGATCGCGCTCGTCCCATTGGCGGCTGGCCACGAAGTCGAAGTCGGTCGTGGCCTCCTTCCGCCACTCCGACGAGGCGTCCCGGTCTGCACGGAACCACGCCCGCAGCTTGCGCATCAGCGCCTCGCGGTCGAGGTGCTCCTGCTCCTCCGGCGACACGGCCTCTTCGGCCGGCGCGTCGGTGTCCGTCACGCCCATCCGGTACCTTCGTGAGTTTCGGTGCGCTCGCGACGGCGCCGCCGGTCGTAGCGATCGTTCGGGGTGTTCACCGGCGGGTCGTCTGGCCTGGGCTCGGCGATCGCGACGGCGAAGTAGCGGAAGGCGTCGGCCGCGTGGCTCGCCCAATCGTGCAGCGGGTTCTTCGAGAAGGCCTGCGTGTTCGGGTCGACGTCGTAGCGGTAGTTCCGCAGCGCCTGGATCCCGTCCGCGCACAGCTCCTCGTCGAACCAGCACCGGCCGAACAGCTGGCGGGCCGCGTCGATGCCGGCCGCGATCGTGAGCTTCGGCGTGATCCGGACATGGTGCCCGGCCGCCCACATCTGCTGCTCGATCGTCCGCTCGGAGGCGAGGAGTTCGTTCTGCGCGTCGTGCGGGAGCCAGTGCTCGCCGTAGGCGTAGCCGCGCTCGACGGTCCGGGCTTTCAGCAGGTCGAGGTAGTGCGAGAGCGCGTGCCCGCGGTTCTCGTAGAAGTCGATCAGCCGGAACTCGAAGCCGACAAGCTGCGCGAACCAGATGCTCGTCTTGTCCGCCCGGCCCAGATCCCAGAACGTGTGCACGGGCTTGGACGGATCGAACGGCACCTTCCCGAACCGACCCGAGCGCGTCGCGGCCAGGATCTCGTGGGTGTAGATCGCGCCGTCGAGGACCTGCTTGCAGTTGCCGCCCCAGACCGTCTCGTAGGCGACCGGGTCACGCGCCTTCAGGTCGAGCGCCTCCTGCCGCAGGACCTCCGGGAACCAGGGATTGTCCTCCCACCCGATCTTCACGACGCGCGCGCCGGTCGGCGGCTTCTTCACGAAGCGCTGGTAGGTCTCGTCCTCCTCCAGCTCCGTGTTGAAGCTGATCCAGATCTCCGAGCCTTCCTTGCGGATGGTCGGCACCAGCACGTCCCAGCTGGTCTTCGAGATGGTGCGGGCTTCTTCGCACCAGCAGATGTCGACGCCCTCGGTCGACTTCACCGAGGCGACGTTATGCCGGAGGCCTTTGAAGATGAACTCGGTGCCGTTCGCGCCAAGGATCCGCTTCTCCTGGACCGCGTAAAAGCCGGACAGGCCGAGGAGGTCTATCTGCTGCGCGAACAGCGCGTGCGCGGATTCCGCGATGCTGTTCTGAAACTCGCGGGCGCACAGGACGCGGAGCGGGCGCTGAGCCCCCATGATCAGGAGCGCTCGGCCGAACCCCCAGGATTTGGCCCCGCCGCGGCCACCATACGCAACCTTGTAGCGCGCCGGCTCGAACAGGAAGGCGAGCTTCTCCGGAAACTCAACCTTCATCGGGCGTCTGCCCGGGCCGGATGAAGGTCACCGTCATGCCGGTCGGGATCGCGCCGCCCTCACCGTCACCGTCGATGGGCTGGGTCGGCTTGCCGTAGGCGCGATCCAGGATGGCGTTGGCTGCGGCGACGCGCGCCGCCTCGCTCTCGCCCTCGGTCGCGATCTGCACGAGCACCTGCAGGGCCTGCTCGGTGTATTCGCGGGCGAGCTCGCGGACCTTGGCCGAAGCTTTGGGGCGGCCGCCGGGATTGCCGGACTGGCCTGGCTGGAACTGGCTCATGGGGCCTGTTTCGTGCCTGATCTCAGGAGCGTCGCCGCTCGCAGAACGTCTTGTGCGTGCCGCCCGCAGGAAGGCTCAGATGCGTGGCCAGCAGCGTGCCGATCATCGGGCACTCGGTGACCAGCGCCACCGGCTGGGTGAGCACGTCGAGCGCGGTCTCGCGGGTGCAGTCCGGACCCTCGACACCGGCCGGGCAGGCGAGGGCGCCGGCCAGGAAGCCGCGCGTCTCGGCGTGGCCAGTCGCGACCGCCAGCATCCAGAGGAGCAGCGACGTCGCGAGGTAGAGTGGGGCGATGCGCAGCAGCATCAGAGGCGGCCTCCCTGTCGGACGCCGAAGCACGCGAGCGCCTCGTCGTAGGACAGCTTCGGAACCAAGCCAGCCGGCGCACCAAGGTCGGGACCGGCGCACAGCTCGCGCTCGCCGCGATGGACGATCGACGGGGGAGCCGCCGGCTGGGTGCCGAACAGCCACTTCAGCACAAGGCGCTTGATCATGGCCGGGCGTTCCCCATCGCCATGGAGCGGCGCACCTCGAACTCGCCGGCCCGGGCTTCGTCGTACGGGCTCTCGGCCGGGAGCGGCGTCGGCTGGCAGAGCAGGCCCTGCCGGCGCAGGCTATCACCGTAGGCCTGGGCCGCCGGGTCGCGCTGGAGGCGCTGCGCATGGCGAAGCGCCCGCTCGGCGTCGGCCGCGGTGAAATCGGGGCGTGCGGTCAAGAGATGATCGCCTCGTGGGCGCCCGGCTGGAGCACGTGCTGCTCGGCGCCGGTCCAGGTGAACAGGTATTCGACCGCCCCGCGGTATTTCGGGTTGTCGAGGACGTAACCGACCGTGTCGTGCCGCCACCGGCGGCCGGTCGGGGAGGGGATGCCGTCGCGGTTCAGACTCTCGGCGATCGCCTGGAGGGTCGCCCGCGGGCGCTTGCCGCGGCCTCGCTCCCGGAAGATGCGCCGGACGACCGCCGCCTGCTCCGGCACGATGACCAGACCGCCGGCCCGGTCCGTGGCATATCCGTAGGGGACCCGCCCGCCTGCGAAGCCGCCGCGACCGGCCTTGGCCAGCTTCCCGCCCGCGGTCCGGTCCCGGATCGTGAACCGCTCCGATTCCGCCATGCCGGCGAGGATCGCGAACACGGTGCGCCCCATCGGCGTCGCTGTGTCGATCGGCTCGGTGACGGAACGGATCCCGACCTCGTGCGTCTCGGCGAGATCGGCCACCGTGGTCACGGCGTACCGGATCTCGCGGGCCAGCCGGTCGAACCGGTAGACCAGGAGCACCGAGAACTTCCCGTCGGCCGCGAGCTGCAGGACCTCGCCGAAGCCGGCGCGGTCGGCGGGCCGGGTCGCCCCGGATACGCCGGCATCGGTGATCACCGCGACGAGCTCGTAGGTCTGGCTCTCGGCAAAGGCGCGAAGGGCTCGCTCCTGTGTCTCAAGCCCGAAACCGTGAGCGGCCTGCTCATCGGTGGAAACCCGGAGGTAGGCGACCGCCCGAGTGGCCAGAACCGCCTTCGCGGCCTCTTGGGTTTTTATTCTGCCCCGGGCGCGAGCGGTTCGCCGCGACCCTGAAATCGCGGGTAAGTCACTCATTCCATTGATCTATTTACGCTGTCGGGACGGTTCTTGCGGAAATGTCTTGGTAATTCCGCATCAGCCTACAAATCAGGCCGCCGGCCGGGCCGTCCGACGCCGCCGGGCGACCGTGAAAGGTACGCCCTTCGTGCTCGTGCCGTTCTGCCCGAACGTGCGCTTCTCGACGGTGCCGAGCTGGGGCCGAAGCTGCCGCACCAGCGCGGCGATGCGCTTGCAGTGCGCGTCCTTGGCGTCGAGATCCTGATCGGCCCGACCGGTCATGCGCGAGCGACAGAAGGCGCGGGCCTCCTCCTCGATCGCGGTGACGATAGCGTGGGCGCTCATCGGGGACCGATCATGACATGGAACACCGCCCGCGTCTGCCGGAGCAACGCCTAAGCTGTTGAGCGGGTTCGAAGATGGGGCGCGATGGCTGGAACGGCAGGGCTCGAACCTGCGACAACCCCGTTAACAGCGGGGCGCTCTACCGACTGAGCTACATTCCAACGCGGACATGCAAACGCCCGGCGGCTTCTCAGCCCCGGGCGTGCGTCTCGCGACGGTTGGGTTTTGCCGGGTTTCGCCCGACGGGTCAAGGACGCTTCATCCTTTCGAATAGAGCAACAGCTTGGATCGTCGTAAATCGTCCGAGAAGGCAACCAGCAATCATAGCGGTCGTTCCGATTAAAATCGTCTCAAGATTTCCTAAGATACCAATTAGAGAGATATCGCGGATGGTCTGCGGAGGCATGATAAAACTCGTTCCCACCAAAGCATCTGCCCAGAGCCCGGCCATCACAATTACATTCAAATAGAAAGAGAGCTTTATGAAAAGCTTAAGCTGGCGACTAAGAGGAGAAAACCGATAGCTAGCAATCCAGAAAAGAAATATCTGGTAGAGCTGGGAGAGCTTGCCTGGGTACTCTTCCAAGTGGGCCGTCCACTCCTCGGAGTACCTATCTCTCATATGTTCCGGTAGTCTCCTTACGACTTTTGCGAGCAGTGCCGAAGTCAAGCGCGGTAACCAAGCGACCACTTCGTCTTTGATTAGCCCGACACCGACCGTGCAGAAAATACCGGCGGCGGCTGAGAGGATTATCAGCGCGGTGCCCATGCCGCCTCTCCATCAATCGAAGGGATCTGGAACTCGGCAAGGGCGGCGCGTGCCCTGGTCTGGCCCAAGCCAGTCATTCGGTAGAACCGGCGACGCGGCCGCCCGGCCTCGCTCGCGTTGATGTTCTCCCATTCGCTCTCGAACCAGCCGGCATCTTCGAGCCGAGCCAGCATGGGGTAGAGCGTGCCGGCCCCGACACCGGTGGCTTTGGAGATTTCGGCGCCCGAGCGATCGGCACGCGGCGTCATGAGGTACAGTCTCAGAACCTTGAGCGTTGGCCCTGATAGCCGTGGTTCGCGGTCTGCCATCGCAGCCTCATTTGAAAGTCGATATAGCCCTATATCGACTTTCGTGCGACCCGTCTACGGTGCCGCCGGTGTCACGGGTCCATCCCGTTCGCACGACGCCACGAGGCATAGAACGCTTCGTCGGACACCCAGGTCGCCTCGACCGTCACCGTGGAGTCGGAGACGCGTTTCCAGAAGCGATGCGCCGCCGGCGACCTCGCGGTCAGCATCCGGTCGGCCGCGAACCGGTTGAGGCGCTCGTACCTGACGCGTGGCCGCTCGACCCGCCGCATCCCCAGCGGCGGATAGATCGCGAGGTGGCCGCTGCACACGCTGTCAGGCCTCCCCGCCGACCCGGCACCGCGCCGCCACAATGTCCCGCACCCGGCCGCGGCCGGCGACGGCCCGCTGGACCTCGGGCTTGGCCTGTGGGGCGTAGCGCGCCTCCTCGGCGCCCCAGTACTGCCCCTGACCGGCCGGGACAGCCCGTCCGCGCGCGTCGGTCTCCTCGCCGGTCTTCTGCCCCTGGAAGAACCGCTCCTGCACGTTGGCGACGCCCTCGGCCGCAAAATCCTCGTCGAGGTTCTCCATCAGGATCCGGAAGTGCTCGGCGATGTAGGCCGTGCCGCGGTCGCCGCCCTTGCCGCGCGCCTCGGCGAACTGCGCGAAGGTCTGCCGGCCAGTGAGCACCTCGTGGAGGAATCGGGCGCCGGGCACGCCGACGGCGCGGACGACCTTGTCCTTCAGCTTTGCCACCAGCCGGGCATCGTCGATCGCGTAGATGACCGACAGCTCGTGCGCGATGGTCATGTCCTTCGAGCCACGGACCCCGAAGTCCATGGAGCCGAGCCGCGCACCTGAAGCCCGCTCGAAGATCGCCTGCACCTGGCGCCCGACCTCGTACTGCGAGACGGTAAGCCGCCCGTGCGAGCGCTCCATCTCCAGCACGTCGACGCGGCGGTTGACGGAAGCCATGGTGCGCTTGCCGGACGCCCACGGATCGTCGACGGCCACGGCTGCCGTCTCGACCGGGCCGCGCTTGCCGCGGACGGGCTTCGACAGGCTGGTGCGCGGGTCGAACGCGGCCGCGTGGTCGTAGCGATCGCCACGTGGGTCCCGAGCCCGATCTGGCCGGGCAACGCGTACGTGACTGTGGTTGGCCGGCGAGCCGGCGAGGCTGATGCTCTTGGTCCTGGACGCTGCCACGGTGAGCCCCTGTGCTGGCCGGCCTTCCGCCGATCCGTGGCACCTCATCTGCGTCCCGTTTTTGGACACACGCAACTGGTCAGCGATCGAAAAGTCCGCCCCATTCTCCGATGAGAGATCGTCTAGCAATGCCCGTGACCGGCGGCAGGCAAGCGTGTACGCTGCCACCTTAGGGCGGCGCGATCCGCACCCAACCCTCGAACCAACTCTAGAGGGACATATGTCCTCAGAAACTAATAATGATAGAGACGTTTATCCGGCTACGTTGACGCAGAAACATGCTTTGATGCGTATAAAATTCGATGAACGGGAGTATCGCGTAAAGCTCGAACTCCGCGTCAAACTTATATCGATGATTGCCGGATCGGTTTCGGGCGTGATATTAATCGTCGCGTCTGTTGTTCTGCTATCAGTCCAATCAACTAGCCAGTCGACAATCGCGCTTCTTGTGGGAAGCGGAGTCATACTATTGCTTTTCAATATTGTTACGGCAGCAGGTTCGTCGACACAGAAGAATAAACCCGAAATCGAAGATTAGCAAGTTGATTGGCATTTATCAGACATCCGCCCTCAACATATTTTGACGCGTCGAACGGCAAAATCCTATGATACTGCCCTACATTGCCGTTGCGCTGCTTGGTGGGCTGGCCGGGCTGAGCGAACTTATCAATCGGTATAGAGATGCCCCGTTTTCCGTGCTTCGGAACTGGGCAACATTGCTGCTGGTGATAACCAACGCAGCCGCATCAATCGCAACGCTTGCGATCATCCGCGAAACCAATTTGGTCAGTATCCCCGGAGCTGGAACCGGCACGCAAAGCGCATTGCAGATCCTGATCGCTGGCGTTGGCGCGATGGCAATTTTACGCATCGGCATTTCGCTCCAAGTATCTGGCAAGGCCGTAAATGTCAGTCTCGCCAATCTCCTGCAGCCGCTTCTTACCGCCGCGGATCGGGAGGTCGCTCGTGCGCGGGCATCTCACAAGCTGTCAGTTTCTAAAGAACTCATGCTTGGCCTTGATGCCGACGCAGCCCTTCGAGAACTGCCCGGGATTTGCTCGAGAGTTATAAGCAACATGTCTTCCGAAGAAGTAAAAACCCTTGAGGATGAGATTAAGAAAATAATTTCCGAAAAGTCCGCGCCCAATGTCAAGCTTATAAATTTAGGCACGGTACTCCAGAATAATTTTGGCGAAAACGTTCTAAGGGCGGCCGTTGAAAATTTTGTGGTCATACATCCCAATGCCACTGTTGTAACCATACCCTCGACAAATCCGGTTAAACAAATAGGATCAGGCTAATATTTTCTCTCCGGATACATCCATTTGAATTTCTACGTTCCTCTCAACATTAAGCAAGGCTGCCGGACAGCTTAGGACACAGTCTGATCTAAAGATTGGATATTGCGTTCGTTCCAAGCCTCCGCGAGGCGCTCGCAAGCCCGCTTCCGGCGCCGGTCAAAGGTCCGCCGCCAGATCCCGAACTCGCGACAGTAATCCGTGATCGTGCCGCCGGGCACGTCCTTCAGCAGCCGGAGCCGACGGTGGCGCTTGATCCTCCGCCGCGCCTTCGCCCGCGACCAGGTCAGCAGGGCCATGCGCTCCGGGCTGTCGCGCCCCAGGATCTCGGCCGAGAACACGATCCAGTCGAAGGTGGCGGCCATCTCGCCCGGATCGACGGGTTGCAGCCGGTTCGCGCGGACGCTGAAGATGCCCGCGCCCGTGAAGGCCATGAACGCCGCCACCAGCCAGCGCTCGATATCGTGACACGTCATGGCCGGCGGGTCCGGGCCCTCAATCCTCAACGGGTTCGCCATCAGCACCGGGTATGCGCTCTCCTCACGCTGCCGAGCGGCTGAACAGGTCAGCCGTCGGCGGATCAGCCCGGGCGGGCTCGGCCGGCATAGGCGGCACCGCGACGCGAGCCTCGACGATCGCGCGGCACTCCGGATCGGCGCACGACCACATGCCGTCACCGAGATTGCGGAAGACGCCGAAGCCGAACGAGGCACCGAATACCCCGCAGGATGCGCAACTGCGCTCTGCCAGGCGCTTGGCCCTCTCGATCGCTTCTTCCTCGGCCGCCTGCGTCGCGGCTTTGCGGCGCTGGAGTTCAACCTTCCAGAGGTCCGGCCTCACGACGCGCCTCCCATCGAGCCCTGCCGCTGGTCGAGGCGTGCGATCAGCCGGCCGATGTCCGGCCCGTGACCGGTCTCCCGGAGCCGGGCGAGGTCCTCGTCCAGCTTCGCCCGCTGCGCTCGGGCAATCTCCGCCGGCGTCTCGGGCCGGTGCCTGGACTGCTCGGCCTGCCGCATGCGCCGCAGATGCGCTTCGGCCGCTTTGGCGACCTCCTCGCGCTGAGCCTCCGTCGGCACGTCGTAAACTTCCGCCTCGAGCACGCGCCGGATCTGCAGGAGCCGCATCCGGAGCGGGATCAGTCCTTCGCGCACCTCGGCCGAGAACTCGGCCGGTGAAGGGCGCCATCGCTTCGACCAGGGCAGCAGCGTCTCGCCGGACCGGAAGCGCTCAGCCGCAGCGTGAATTGCCGCCAGCGGCAGAGCCTTCAGCGCCGACACGTACTCCGCGATCAGCACCTCGTTCTCGTCGTCGCCCCGCCCGCGCCCCTGCTCAAATCCCAGCAGCACTCGGGTCACCACCGTGTCGACGTGGGCGGGGTTCGAGGACGCGGCCAACTCGGCGCTAAGCCGCTCGGCGACGGCGGAGAGCTGCTGCCGCTCGGAGATCGAGACCGCCCTGTCCCGCCGCACGCAGTACCGCGTCGGAAGGACGGGATGCGCCTCCAGCCTGCCATGCAGTTCCGAGATCCTTGCCTCGATGAGGGCCGGCGTCTGGGTCGTTCGCGTCGATGGCAGGCGGTTCGACATCAAGGGCCCCCGTCAGGGATTCGGCGTGTTGGCGAATGAGGCGGGCGGCGAGGCCCGTAGGCGCTGGCTGGGCAGGGCGCCCGCGGTCAGGACGCCGGCCGATCGACTCGCGCCGGGCCTGAAGGCGCCGGTCGACCCAGCTCGAGAAGTCGGCGAGCTCGCGCCCATCGGCCTCCTCGATCAGGCCGAGCACCACCACCGCCTCGTCGTGGGCGATCGCCAGCCAGTGGCCGATCAGGGCGCGGGCCGAGTGTTGGGACCGGCCGGTGTTGGCGCAGATTAGCGCGATGCCTCTGGACATCAGCTGCCGGCGGACACTCAGGCCCTCGTCACCCTCGGCCGCGCCTGCGCCGCCAGCCTGCCCGACATCGTCGGCCGACCCGTCAGGGTCGGAACCGGGGGTTGGGGAGGGGTTAAGGGGTGGGGGTGGAGGTGCAGGAGGAGGGGGCGGACCATCCGGGGAGGGGCCGGGGGGTAACGTGCCATCTGCGGTGTCACGTGACTTCACGTGACGCGTGCGCCCCTGGCGGACCCGGTCGGAGGTCCGGCGCTTCTCGATCGCCTCGACGGCGACCTGCGCGCGGGCGAGTTCCATCGCGACGCGCTGGAGCAGCTCCGGGTCTAGGCCGGCACGGGCCAGATCAGCGATGAGGCTGGGATCACTCATCGGCCTACTCCGCCGCCATAGGCATGGGGCCGGGCGCGTGGTCGGCCTCGGTGAAATCCTCCCACGACATGCGGCTGAGCTGCGTCGGGCCGCGGTGGGAGACGTCCCAGACGAACCACGCGAAGGCCATGTTCGAGGACGCCTTCGGGCCCTCCCAGCCGTCCCGGTGCATCATCGGCAAGCGCTTGCGGAAGCAATGCACTCGGGCCAGCGTACCGGTGTCGAGGATGGAGCCGCGCGAGATGCTCTCGTAGAACGAGAACCGCAGCAGCATCATCACGCGCGGGCAGATCCGCACGGCCTGCTCTACGAAGGCGCGGGCGTCCTTGTAGGGCGGATTCGTGATGATGCAGTCGATGCCCTCGGGCGCGAGTTCGACCTTCAGGAAGTCGACACCCGAGACCTGGCCCTTCCAGCCGTAGTCGACGAGATCCGTGGCCAGTACGTCGTGCCCGGCCGCATAAAGCTCGCGCACGATGGCGCCGGGCCCGCAGGCTGGCTCCCAGATCCGTTGCGGCAGCCATTCGGTCCCTATCAGAGCCCGCACGGCGGCCGCCGGCGTCTCGTAGAGGTCGTTCCCGCGCTCCGAGAGCGCGTGCGCCTTGTTCTCGCGGTGGCTCACGCTGCGGCCCTCCGTCGAAAGGCCGGGACCATCCGCGCGAGCACCAGCATCACTCCGCGGTCCAGGCGGGGCGCCAACTCGGTCCCGTCCGGGTGAAAGGCCCGCTCGCAGAGGCGCATGGATTCGGCCGCGTCGAGTGCGCCGCCATAGGTGCCGCGGAACAGCTCGCGGCCCGAGAAAATGAGCACCCATGTCATGCCGCCGCCCTCGCGGCTTGCGGCTCCAGCGCCGTGACCTGGATCACCAGCTCGGGCGTCTCGCCGTAGAACTTGCGGACGAGGCCATCGACCACCGATGCGTCGTCAGCCCAGACGACATGGTTCAGGGCGTCGATGACCTTGGCGATGTTGTCCCAGTCGGGCTTGGTCGTGGGCCGCAGGCGACGCTCGATTGCGTCCAGCCGCTTCCGCTTCGACCAACTCGCCGGAATCGGCATGGTGGCGAAGATCCGGACCTCAAGCGGTCCGGTCAGGAGGGTGCGTCCGCGCATGACGGCGCCGGCCGCGAGGCGCAGGGCGCTCTCGTAGGCTTCGGTCTTCTGATCGGGATGGGAGTGGATGCGCGCCACTCCTCCCCGATGGACGAGTTGCGCGCGGTGTCGGCCCTTCCCGCGAGGGGCGCCGGGCAAGCGGATGATGACGGTCTCGGACACCGCGCGCCTCCAGGCTCAAGCGTCTGCGGGTTCGCGGGTGCGGCGCGACCGGGTCTCGCGCACCGGCGGCTCCGGCAGGGGCGAGCGATCAGCCTCGTCTTCAGCAGCCTCCTCGGCCTCAGACTCTTCGTCGATCGGCAGTTCGGGTTGATCCTTGTCCGCGAGCGCATCGGCACGCTGGCCGAAGAACACGCTCGGCTCGGCCAGAACGAGGACCGCAGGCTTCGCGCCATGCTCGGCCAGCTTCGTGATGTCATCGACCGAGCCAGAAGCGCCGACCTCGAGCTTGAGGCCGTCCTTCACCGTCCACTTGCCGGTCGAGACCACCAGGTGGTCGAAGCCCTGATGCGCCACGACCTTGATGGCCTCGCGCACCGTCTTCCCAGCAACCTCGTCAGCGCGACCGATCACGGTGCGCTGCTCGTGCTCGGACATCTTGGTCCAGCACGGCATCTGACGGCAGATATTGTCGAGGATCCGGTCGCGGATATCGCCGCGCAAGGTCTCGATGCCGAGCTGTACTGCGGCTTCGGCTTGCGCAACGGCGTCTGTTGTGGCTTCCATTGTTTTCTCCATGGATGGGCACCGCGCCCATTCTCTTCAGACCGCCCGGCACCCGCTCCCACAGCAGGCCGGGCGGTTCTCGTTTCGGGGTCAGGCGGCGCTCTGCTGCTCCGCCGGCGCCTGATCGGAGGTGCCGGCCTCCGCTGCGGCCACGCCCACGGCCTGGGCCGTCTGCGCCGCGCTGTCGGCCGCCTGCGCCACCGCGGCGGACGAGGCCTCCAGCGTCGCGAGGATCTGCTCGACGGGGGCCGTGTCGCCCTGGGTCGTGCCGTGGGCGTCCTCCAGCCCCTTTACGCGGTTGCCGAGGGCGGCGATCGCGCCGTTCTGCGCCTTCGTAGCCGCGGCGATGGTGGCGAGGTCGGTCGCCATGCGGGTGATCAGGGTCACGTCGTTCGGGGTCATGCTCGGATCCTTCAGCAGGGTGACGAGGTCGGCTCTCAGGCGGCGGAAGGCGCCGGAGAGCCGGACTGCAAAGGGTCGGACGACCCCGTGCCGGTGAGCGCTGGATCGGGGATCCTCAGCGCGGTTCGGATGGTGGCGAGCTCGGCCCGGATCGCGTCGCGCTCGGCGCGCAACTCCACCAGCTCCTCGCGGACCGGCTGGACGGCGGCCTCGATCTCGACGTCGACGTGCGCCTCGATGGCGCTGAGCGCGGCACTCGCCCGGGCGAGTGAGACACCGCGGTTAGACGAGAGGAAGTGCAGGGCGGGCGTGAGTAGGGACATGGTCGCTCCGGAGGGCTGAAGGTCAGGGGTGAGGACGCCGGCCCGGTAGACGAGGGTCGTGGCCGAGGCGGCGCGGGACGCACGGCTCCTCGACGACGGCAGAGCGATCGCCGAGCGGCGCGTGGAACTGCTGCTGCGCAGGCGGGGCCGGCGTCGTCGCCACCAGGGTGAGCGCCATGCTCTCCGCCCAGCCGAGCAGGATCAGCAGGCCGCCCCGAGCCAGGCGGTTCACCGGCGTCTCGGGCACGTGCGCCTCGACGCCCTTGCTCAGGGCGCTGAAGTGCTTCGGCAGAGTGGTGACGAAGGCGCCGTCGGACATGGTCAGGCGGCCGGCGTCTGCTCGTCCTCCGGGAGCGCGACGCGCCCCGGCTGGAACACGGCCCGGTTGAGCCACATGAAGCCCTGCTGGATCTGCGTGATCGCCAGCGCAGCCATCCGTCCATCCATGCCGGGCATGTCGCGGATGGCTTCGGCCTGGCGGATGCAGCGCTCCTCGAGCGCCTTGTTCACGTTGCTCAGCGCGACGTTCTCGGGCGACTGCGGGCGGTAGCCGGCGACGGGCAGACCCTGGTGCTTCTGGTCCGACATGGTCGGCTCCTTCTGTGCGGCGGGAGTGGAAGTCAGGCGGCGTCGGCCGCGCCGGGGTCGGCGTAGGCAGTCGGCTCGACGCCGGGCGCGAGATGCGAGACCTGGAGCGTGCGCATCGCGGTCACGACGGCGTGGAAGGTGTGATCCTTCACCCGCTGATCGGCCGGCAGAGCATCGTAGGGGACGAGGCACGGGTGGGTGCGCGCGTCGGCATCCTTCGTCTCGCCGTAGCGCCAGCCCTGCGCGAGCTTGTCGGCCATCCAAGCTTCATGCTGCGCGGATGGGGGCGCGTCGGGGTTCGCCAACGCGAACTCGACGCCCTTCATGGCGCTGTCCCGCTGCCAGTCTGGCGCCTCGATCCAGTCGGGCTGCACGTCATGGCCGAAGGTCGCGCAGATCGCGCGGTTCACCTCGTGGCAGACCCAGGCAGCGGCGGTGACGAAGTGCGGCCCGGCATCCGAGACCACATCCTTCCCGCGGATCGGCGCGTACCCGGCGTTGAAGGGAGCTCGCGGCGAGAACGAGAGATAGCCGTCCGGCTCGCGCTCGTTCGGCTCGTATCGCATCAGCATCGAGCCAGGCTCCGGCGAGCCGCGTGCCGTGATGCTCGCCGGCACCGAGATCTCCCGCTGCTGGCCACAATCGTCGACGATGGCGATCAAGCCGCGGTCGTTCTCCTCGTCCAACATCAGGCGGACGAGTGGATACGCCTCGACCTGCTTGTGCGAGACGTGCGTCGGCTTGAAGGGCTTCATGGTCACTCCTCTCCGCTCGCGGCCCGCCACAGCGGCAGGTCCGTCAGATCCGCCGAACCCGGCAGGCTCGGCACACGCGCGCGAGCATCCGCACGGACCAGTGCGGGTGCGGGCGACCGTCCTGGACGGCGCGCAGCTGCGCCCGCAGCCGGCGCGCCTCCCGGTGTTCTCGCAGCAGCCGACCGATCTCCCTGAAGAGCCGCATGAAGATCCTCCCGGAGCAGAGCGTTGCTGGCTTCTGCGGCGTCGGCCGCGGCCTCGATGCTTGAGCAGAGCCGCTCGTAGGCGGTCCGGATGTTGTGCAGGACGTGCCCGTCGAGACCGGTGTCCTGGCGCCCGATGAACTTGCGGACCCAGGAGCCCGAGGTCCCAATCCGGCGTCCGACCGCGTCGTAGGCGGCCATCTTCGAGCCCATGCTCGATTGGGCGAGACGGACAAGCGCCGAGAGTTTCGGCAAGCTTTCGTCGCGAACTTGAGATGCGGTCAGCATTGCTCGTTTCCGGTCAAACTTTGTCCCCACGTCGCCAGTCCTCCGCGTGATCTTGAGATCACTGCAAAGGAGCGGTTCGGATGCGGGAGGTTGACGAGGTACGCACACACACGAGCGCGCACGGCGGGGCTGGGGAGCTGCAGCCGAGCGCGCAGGGAGAAGGACGACCCGGCCGAGGGTCCGAGATTGCGATGGTCTCGGCCGGGTCGCTCGCCGGCGGGAGGCGTGAGCCTGCGACCGCTGCGATGAGAAAACGCAATGCACAGCTTTGATTTTACAGCTAACAACGCTGACACAGTTCCCGCGTTACTGTTCTCGCGAACGAGGATGGCAGAACCGGCAATGTGCACGTTGGTCAGCATGTCAGGCCGCCCGCCGGAATACGGGGAGGCGGTGTGCAGCACGGCTGAGGCGCTGAACCAGCGACATCGACCCCGGGGCGGCGTCCTGCTCAACAGCAACGACAACTTCCGCAGGATAGGTCGGCACGAAGACGGCGCCGCGCCCCATAGCCTCGGCCATCCTCGCAAGGTCCGTGAACCGGGCACGGTGCGGAAGCAGAGCCAGCAGCTCGGCGTCCTGGGAGAGGTCCTGAAGGACCTGCGCGGCGGCCTCAAGTTCCAGCGCGCGGTGGGCGCTTTCATCCGGTTCGCTGCTGTCGAGGCGCTCGCCGCGCACGATCTCAGCCGCAAGGCGGCTCGCATGGATCGCGAACGCAGCGGCGGCACGGCGGCACGCGCAGCCGAGAAGCATGAGGCGCTTGGCGTCGGTCACGGTGGGCTCCAGGCAGGAGACCGCCACCGAGGCCGCAGCCTCGACACTGGCGACGGCAGGGGCACGCGGTGAAAGGTGAGGGGCGACCATCAGCGCGCGCCCTCCGCATCAGCGAGCAGACGCGCATCGGTGGTGGTCTCGTCGGCCGAGCACATCGTGCCGGAAATGACCGTTCCGTCCTCGCGCACGGCGCGGAACCGGACGGCGAAGGGCTCGCCCCAGGCGCACGGCCGGCCGAACGCAGGCGCCTGGCGCAGCGCAATGGCGTGAAAGCCGAGCTCGGTCAGGGTCGCGCGGGCGGCGACCTCATCGGCCTCGCAGGCAGCGAGCGACAAGGGCAGCAGGGCCACCAGCGCGGGCCGGAGCATCGCTTGGATGACCGACCCGCGCGGCCTACCATCGAGGGGCTGAGACCCGATGGAGCTGAGAATGAACGCAGAGCAGACGCGTGCCTTCGCTGTCGAGACGACGGCGATGATCGAGGTGCTGCGCACGACAGTGATCGCGTTGACGGTAGGGGTCATGCAGAAGATCCCCCCTTCCGATCGCGAGGAGATGCTTGCAGAGATCGTCCGCTCGACGGGCGATTTGCCGCCAGACCTCTCACTGGCGACACCTCAGGCGACGGCGTTCCATGAAGCGGTTGCTGCAGCTGCGCCTCGTCACGCGGAACAGCTCGTTCAAGCCGTTCGCAAAGCTCTCGGGTGAAACCGCCGTGCACCTTCGCCGCTCGGACGCGGCGGAGGGCACCACTGATGCGATCGGCGCCCATCACGCGGCCGCCGTTCGTGGCTGATGCACTCGCACGAGCACATCGTTGTCGATCGGAAGCCCCCTGGCCTGCGCCGCTTCGACGATCCGAGGCCAATAGACGACCGGGATGGACTCGCGCTGGCGCATGTCGCTGCCGCGAGCACCTTGGTTCTTCGAGAACCCGCAGATCGCACCGAAGGCGGTCGGACCACCGAGTGCGGCGATGATGTCAGGGACGGATTCCATGGCGACCGGCACGCTACGCCTGTTGCGTAGCTACTGTCAACGCACAATGCGTAAAGCGTTATGCGATGCGCCGAACATGGATTCGATTGCCGAGCGCCTGCAGTATCTCCGCAAGAAGGCCGGCTTCAGTACGGCCACCGAGGCGGCACGTGCATTCGGATGGGCCGTGCCCACGTATCTTGGCCACGAGAACGGCGATCGAAACCCGAGCCGCGAGACGGCAAAGCGCTATGCCACCGCCTACAAAACCCGGTGGGAGTGGATCTTAGAAGGCGGCCCCCGGCTGGACGCGCCGAAAGATGACACCGTGCCGATCGTCGGCGACGTGGGTGCCGGCGCTCGTATTGTGTTCAACGGAGAGCCCCAAGGCGGCTATGATCGAGCGCCGCGACCACCAGGCTCAAGCCCAGATACAGTCGCCGCCCGCGTGAGGGGCGATTCCATGCCCGGCCTCGCCGAGGACGACTGGCTCATCTACTACGACGATCGCGTGCGCGGCCTACCCGATGAGTGGATAGGCCAGCTCTGCGTCGTGTGGATCTCGGAGGACGAGGTCTACGTGAAGAAGGTCTTCCGAGGTCGCGACGGGGGGCCGTACCTTCTGGTCTCGACCGGCGGATTACCGCCGATCGAAATCGACGAAATCGAGTGGTCCGCCAAGGTAGCCTGGATCAAGCCGCGCTAATAGTCGTCCGTTTCCGGCACGTCGCCGATCCGCGCGAGAAATGTAGGCTCCGAGAACTCGTCCGCACTGCTTGGTCCCGGGCGAGAGTATGCCAGAGCACCATCCGCTTGGTGCTCGCTAACGAGGCGTTCAGCCAAGCGCTTTGCCGCCTCCGCGCTTGGGCACTGCCTCGGAGTACCTGCTGAAAGCGCGCCTCTGCCTTTGCGAATGAACGGTTGTACAGCGTGATACTGCATGTGAGCCATCACTATACCTTGTTCCAATTCTGACGATCAGAACCTGATCCCGAAATTAGAACGGAACAAGAACAAATCCACGCTGGTCCGGTACAATCTGAAATCGCGTGACTCTACCGTGAGTTGGGTTGTGAGCGGCTGTGGACAACGCTTTTTGCGCAGCTAGATCACTGCGCCGACCGGACGCTACGCAATATGCGTTGACAAGCGTTACGCACGATGCGTAGTATCAGCCCATCGCCTCCTCACGAGCCGATGGAGCCGCAGATGCTCACCGCCTACTTCGACAATCTCCAGCATGCCTCCGCCGCCGCACAGGTCGTCACCTGCGTCCTGAGCTTCATGGCTCTCGGCCTCGGCCCCTTCGTGCCGGGCCTCGTCGTCGACCACGTCCGCGCCTACCGGGCCGCACGCTGATGGCCGGCCTTCCCGCCACCGAAGTCGATGTCCGCATCGGCGAACGCATCTGGGCTGCCCGGACACGGGCGGGACTGACCCAGCGCGCCATAGGCGCCGCGATCGGCGTCTCGGCCGCTCAGCTCCAGAAGTACGAGAAGGGCACGAACCGCATCAGCGCCATCGCGCTGAACATCGTCGCCGATCTGACCGGCACGCCGATCGCGGCCTTCTTCGACGAAGTCTCCAACGCGGAGGCAGCCTGACCATGGCGCTCCTCGAGATCCCCGCCGGCTACCGGGTGAAGTGGTCCTTCGCAGGCTACGCCGCGCACAGCCCCTACGGACTGATCCGCGACGACTGCGACTGCGAGGCCGAGGCGATCTTCGCCTGCCAGGACCACGCCGATTCCCTCGCGCTGGAGGCCGCCGACGAGCTGGCCGCCATCACCGACTTCCAGGCCGACCAGTTCCGCGAGGCAGCATGAACGCGCCGCACCCGATCCGCGCCCTGCACGGGCATCTCGTCGGCGTCGCGCCGAGCCTCGACGCATTGGCGCCGGCCGAGCCGCTGCCCAGCGCTTCTGAGGCTCTCGGACGCCTCGAATCCTCCCTCGCGATCCTCGACGCGATCGCCGAGGCAGGGCTCTCTGCGGTTCATCACCTCGAGCGGGCCACGATCGCCGGCGCCGGACAGCGTGCCGATTACCTCCGCCTGGAGGACGTCGCCGCGAAGCTGCAGGCAGTCGCCCGTCGCGCCGAGGCTGCCCGCTCTCGCGTCTCCGACAAGCTGGCAGGTGCGCGATGAGCTGCGCCGTCCGCTCCGCCCCTGACACGCAGGCGTTCATCGCCACGATCGACCGGTACGCCGCCGCGTTCGGCGTGCCGACCTACAGCGAACTCGTCCGCGCAATCCATGATCAGGATCACCGCGCGGCCGAGCTCTACGGAGCCTTGCACGAGGTCTCCAAGCACGTCGGCGAGGCTCAGCTACTCGTCGCCCGCACCGGGCTGGAGCAGCCGACGGAGGCCCTCGACCGCCTGCTCACAGACGCGCTGGAGCGGATCACCGCGGCCAAGATGGTCTCCGACATCGCGCTGTTCACGGCCGAGACCCGCGTGGACCTCGATGGGCGCGACGACGTCACCGTGCTCGCCGACGCGCGCACGCGGCTCCGGGCTGCCGAGAGGCGTCTGTGAGCGACTTCGAATCCAAGCTCTACGCGCTCTGCATCGACGAGGCCGAGCGCACGCACGGCGTCAGCGAGAGCGCGACGCTGACGCACGTCATGACGGCCGCCCTTGCGACGACGATCGCTGCCCTGACGAGGGGCGACCCTGTCGCCTCTTCGACGATCACCGCACTCGCCGTCGAAGGACTGCCGGAGATGGTCGCGCGTCGCGCTCACCTCTTCCGCCACCCCAACCAGGGGAGGCCGCAGTGACCCTTCCGCCCTTCACTCAAACCGAGGCCGTGATGACCCGCTCCGTTCTCCCCTTCGAGATGCGCGAGCCTCGCGCCGTCACGCCCGCCCAGCGCGCGACCTTCCTAGGGATCCGTCCGCCGGTCCGGGCTTGCGAGAGCACCCTGCGCGGCCTCGCGGATGCCGACGGCACCGTGTTCGCGCTGCTGCTCCCGGCCGGCTCCCCGAGCCTGGACCGCGAGCGGGCCGAGATGCTCGCCGCCGCCATCAACGCCGGGCTCGGCGTCGCCGGGCAGCCCGCGCCGGTGGAGGCCTGACCACCATGGCCCTGCTCGCCCCCGACACCATCGAGCGCCCGTCCACGGTACGCATCCACGCCGACCTCTACCAAGGCACGGACGAGTGGATCGCGGCCCGCTGCGGCATGCTCACCGCCAGCGAGATGTCGCTGATCCTGACGCCGACCCTCAAGACGGCCAAGAACGAGAAGGAGCGCTCGCACCTGTACGAGCTGCTCGCCCAGCGGATCACCGGCTTCGTCGAGCCCCGCTACGTCAGCGACGACATGCTCCGCGGTCGTGACGACGAGATCGAGGCGCTCACCCTCTACGCGAAGCACTACGCCGAAACCGAGACCGTCGGTTTCATCACCAACGACCGCTGGGGCTTCACCCTCGGCTACTCGCCGGACGCGCTGGTCGGCAGCGACGGCCTCGTGGAGTGCAAGTCGCGCCGGCAGAAGTACCAGGTCCAGACCTTCCTTGAGCACGTGCCCGATCGCGCGATCCCGAGCGACTTCCTGCTCCAGGTCCAGACAGGCCTCCTCGTTTCCGAGCGGCTCTGGTGTGACCTCGTCTCGTATTCCGGCGGATTGCCGCTGGCCGTGATCCGCGCCTACCCAGACGAGAAGGTTCAGCAGGCGATCGTCGACGCCGCCGGCGACTTCGAGCGCCGCATCCGTGAGGCGATGGACCGCTACCGCGAGGTGATCGCCTCCGCCCGCGCCGTCCCCACGAAGCGCATTCCCAGGGAGATCGCGGCGTGATCGACATCTCGCAGACCGTCGCTCCGAAAAGCGATCAGCTCAACGCCGACGACCTGATCGGCGGCCCGCGCACCATCAAGATCACCCGCGTCTCCGCCATGAAGGAGCCGGACCAGCCGATCGCGGTCTACTTCGAGGGCGACAACGGCAAGCCGTACAAGCCGGGCAAGTCGATGCGCCGCGTGCTCCTGCGGATCTGGGGCGCCGATGGCGTGGCCTACGTCGGCCGGCGCATGACGCTCTACCGGGACGACGCCGTGCAGTTCGGCGGCGTGGCCGTCGGCGGCATCCGGATCAGCCACATGTCCGGCATCACGAGCGCCGTGACGATGCCGCTCACGGTCACGAAGGCGGTCCGCCGAGCATTCACGGTCAAGCCGCTGGCCGAGGAGCGCAGGCCGGCTCCGGAGCAGCAGAGGCTCGCTCCACCGTCAGACGGTGACGGGTCAGAAGGCCGGCGCCAGCCGAACGGGCGCGATCGCCTCTACGCCGACGCTCGGGCCGAGGCTGCCAAGGGCAGCGACGCGCTGCGCGCCTTCCGCCAGGGCCTTCCCGAGCGTGCCGATCGCGCCCTCGACGAGATCTCCGACGAGCTGGAGCGGATCGCGTCCGGCGCTGACGTCGCCGACGACGATGACTTCCCTGGCTTCGCGCCGACCGCCGAGGAGGCTGCCTGACCATGGCGGCCCCCATCTGCCCCACGTGCGAGACCGCCGCCCGTCTCACCGACGGCCGCGAGATTTACCCGCACCGGCCCGATCTCGCGGACAAGCCGATCTGGGCCTGCACGTTCTGCCAGGACACGTATGTCGGCTGCCATCCCGGTACCGAGGATCCGCTGGGCTTCCCGGCCGACGCGGCGCTGCGCGAGGCCCGAATCCTCCTGCACCAGCGCAAGATCGATCCGCTCTGGGAGAACGCGCCTATGTCGGGCGGCTACGGCCACCTCGACACGGACGGCATCAAGACCGTGCAGCGCGCCGCCCGCGGCCGCGTCTACGGCTTCCTCGCCGCTCGCATGGGGCTGACCCGCGAGACCTGCCACACGGCGATGTTTACGCTGGAGCAGTGCCGCGAGGCTTGGACCGCGCTGAAGGGCGTATCGTACCCCGATATCCGCGACTGGGCGAAGTACGGCGAGGGTCGGAAGCCAGGCGCCGGTCGGAAGCGGCGCGCCTCCGCCCCGGCGAGCGGCGAGGGAGCGGCGGGATGAATGTTCAATCTCGGTCAAGTATCCGCAATCGCTTCGGCTGCTACTCTGAGTGTGAGCAATTTCTTTTGCTCTGCAACTATCGCCATATGCAACGGGTAATCTTCCAGTTCAATGCGCCTTGGGCTTGTTATAGCGCGATCATGGATTCGGCTATATTCTCTCCGCACGGAGTCGAAAGACGAATTTATACCAAGATTGGATTTGAAAACGGGAATAACTCGCACTGTCATGTTGTATGTTTCCACAATATTAAATATTGTTTTTCGCAGATCGTCTCTGATGCTCTCAGGAAGTGTAGCGTCCCGTGCAATCGCGTGCATTGCATCGATCATTCTTTTCGCGACAGCAATTTTGTCGTCAGCGTCTTTCAGTATGGGCTCGTACTGGTTCGCGTGAATTTGAATGTGGCTCCAATCCTCTGCCTCGGCAGCTTTGCTGATATCGAATGCGGCCTCCCGCAGAACCGGCATCGCGTCGATAGCCGAATTGAGCCAAGTCTTGATACCGTTGATGTTATAGATAAGATCTTCGACCGGCTTAAGCCGCTCATTTATATACTGAATTCTATCTATAGCTGTCTGCTTATTGATCAAAACTATCTGCGCGTCGGCTCTCGCAACCTGCTTCATAGCGCCTTGCCAAGCAGCAAATCCAGCAATGAGCGCAGCAACGGCGCCGATCGATGTTTGGTAGCGATTGAGCCAAAATTCGATGCATCCACCGAACCCGGGTGTGAGCACCTTTCCTTCTTCGCCAACGGGCAAGCGGCAGGCCCACGTGATCCAGTCGAACGCTGCCAAGCAGAAAACCACGGCTACTGCGCCGAGCACTGCCAGCGCCAGCAGCGGCCAAGACTTTGTCATCAGGTGCACTCCCCGCGCCCTAATCGCGCGCGGAGCTGCCAGCCGGCAAGGCACAACCTCAACAATACGACCGCGGAGTAGCCCCATGGCCGAGTCCAGCACCATCACGCGCGAGATGATCGAGGCCGGCGCAGCATGCCGTCCTCACATGGAGGTCCTGTCAGTGCCGGAAGCTTGTCCCTGGAAGCAGCTTGCGCCCTGCGTCGAGCAACTCGCGGATCTTCTGTGTCGCGTGCAAGATGATGTCCGGTCGGGCGACATCGTCGGAGTGTTCGGCCAAGAAGCTCTGCGTCGCTTCTGCAATCCGAACCTCAATCTGATCCATCACGGCAAGCCCTCTCGCCCCCTCACAGCCCAGGTAAGCATCTGCAAGCATCAGGTACGCCGCGCTTGCGAGGAGAAAAGCAATCCCGTTTGCCTCCTGTGCTGCGGCAGAAGACAATCCATCCTCGGGAGAAGGGTCGTCCGGCAAATCGTTTGCCATCTCTTCCTGACCCGCATCTACCTGGCCTTCCGCAGCGTCGCAGGTGTCGTCCTGCGCGCAACATTTCAAACTGCGTACTCTCGTGTGAAACGACATGTGAGTACTGATCGTGCACAGATATTCAGCGGACATGTGCAGTTTTCGACAGTATTTCCGTCGCTGGCAGGAGGGCGTCCTGCCCTCGCAGCGGGAGGCGCCCGTGGCTGAGAACAGCGCGATCTCCTGGACGACGCACACCTTCAACCCCTGGATGGGCTGCACGAAGGTCTCGATCGCTTGTGCGGGGTGCTACGCCGAGGCGCTGATGGACACCCGCTACGGCAAGGTGTCCTGGGGCGCGGGTGAGGACCGCGTGCGCACGTCGGCCGCGAACTGGCGGCAGCCCCTGCGCTGGAATCGGCAGGCGGCCGAAACCGGGACCCGACCCTTCGTCTTCTGCGCCTCGTTGGCCGACGTGTTCGACAATGAGGTGGATCCGGCATGGCGCCGGGACCTGTTCGCTCTGATCGAGGCGACGCCGCATCTCGTCTGGCTGCTGCTGACGAAGCGCATCGGCAACGTGCTGCGAATGACCGATCCGGGGCGCGGCAATCCGGTCCTTCCGGCCAATGCCGCGGTCGGCGCCACGATGGCGAACCAGGAGGAATACGACCGAGACCGGATGAAGCTGTGGGCGGTGAAGCAGGACCGCAATCCGCTCTTCACCTTCGGCAGTTTCGAGCCGCTGCTCGGCTTGGTGATCCTCGACAAGCACGCGCCCGACTGGATCATCACCGGCGGCGAGACGCATCAGGGCCAGCATCGCGCCCGGCCGAGCCACCCGAACTGGTTTCGAGGCTTGCGCGACCAGAGCGCTGCATTCGGCCGCGTCTACCACCACAAGCAGAACGGTGAATGGGCACCCCGTGGCGCGAAGAGCATCGTCTTCCCGGATGCTTACGCGGCGCCCTGCATCAAGCTCACCGACCTCGGCGAGGACGACTCGCGGTTCGGGGCCGGCAACGAGCCTGTGTGGATGCAGCTCATCGGCAAGAAGGCCGCCGGACGCCTCCTCGACGGCGTCGAGCACAACGGCATGCCGGAGGTGGCGAGATGACTGCGAGATCCTATTGGCTCATCACGGTCGAAGACGGCCAGGAGTTGGTCTTCCACGATGTCGTTTCGTGCGGACACCTCACCGAGAAGGCTGTCGCCCGGCTGCTGCAACGGCTTGTCTGCAGATACGGTCTCTCCGCCGAGGAGATCGTTTCAGCAACGGTAGCTCGCAGAAGCAAGAGGAGGACGGAGCGCTTCCTGCTTCGCCGCGAGCAAGGGCACGGCCGGGGAGAGGCGCGGTACACGCTTTCGATGGGCGATTGGCCAATCGTTTCCGCCAGCATCTTGACCGAGGACGAGCTGCGGTCGCGCGGCCTCTGGAAGGAGGCCTGATCATGGTCGCCTACAGCTTCAAGAAGCAGTTCGGTCCGCCGATCCTGGCCGGCACGAAGGCTCAGACGATCCGGGCCGACCGGAAGCGCCACGCCCGGCCGGGCGAGATGGTGCAGCTCTTCACCGGCATGCGGACGCGGCAGTGCCGACGTCTCGGCGAGAGCCAGTGCGTCGAGGTACTGCCGGTGCGATTGGTGTTCTCCAAGCGCGCCGCCGCCGAGCTGATGCAGGTCGGCGAACGCTACCTCATCACCAGCGGCCAGATGGACGCTTTCGCCCAGGCGGACGGGTTCGCGGACCTTGAGGCCATGGCCCGGTTCTGGTGGGCCGAGCATCCGCCCGAGGGCGGCAACATCCTCACCTTCGAGGGCGCCCTGATCCGCTGGCAGCCGCTCACCCCGGCCGACGCGCTCGACATCGCGGGGGCGGCATGAGCGCGGTCTATCGACGTCGGCTGCTCGGCACGACGCTGCCGGTCGCGATGGATCGGCCGTTGATCCTCAACACGAGCATGGCGCCCAGCAGGCCACCGCCTACGGGCGCCGAGATCCTTGAGGCTTGCAAGAAGCTGATGTCCAAGCCGCGCCCTCGCTGGGTTGGCGGAGGGTCCGGCATTCGGATCGAAGTCGACCGGGCTATGCCCAACGGCTGGTTCGGCCTGCGCCAGCCCAATGAGCCGGCGGCCTATGCCGGACCGCTGCCGATCTCGTCGTTCCAAATCTTCTACCGGGGTGGAGACGTCGTGCGTCTGTCGCCCCGGAACGCCGAGCAGCTCGCCCGAGGGCTGAAGGAGCAGGGAGGGGGCCAGTCATGACCGAACGCCTGCCGGTGCCGAGCCGCCTCGCCGCGGCCTTCGACGGCCGCACGACCCTCACCCTCCAGGAGACCGCACGCGCCCTAGAGATGGACCAGAAGACCCTCCGCCGCGAGGTCGATCGCGGCCGGATCAAATACGTCTTGCGAGGGTCCGGGGAGAAGCGGAAGCTCCGCCGATTTCTGCTCAGCGACCTGCTCGATTACCTTCACGATCAGAGGCGATCGGAATGTCCGTCTACAAGCGTCCCGACGCGTCGGCCTACTGGTGCGAGTTTTGGATCGAAGGTGACCGATATCGCCTCTCTACGGGCCAGACTGAGCGGCGTGCCGCGCAGCTCACTGAAAAGCAGCTGAAGGCCGAGGCCAAGGCAAACCGGGCGGCGGTCAAGAAGCAGCGCCAGGAATGGGGTGGCAAGGAACCGCCCAGCATGGCGGTGGTGGTGGCGCTCTACTGGGAAGAGGTCGGCATGCACCACGCGGTACCGGCGACGACGTGGCGGTCCCTGGAGTGGATCATGGACCACTTCGGCGAGGATACGCTGCTCACCGAGATCACCGGCCAGAAGATCGCCCAGATGGTCGCGCGCCGCCGCGGGATCCGCGTGGTGCGGGACAAGGACACTCGGCGCCTGCGCGAGATCCCGTCCGACACGGTCCAGAACGCGACGGTGAACCGGTACGCGGTCGATCCGCTCCGCAAGCTCTTCCTGCGCGCCCGGGACGTCTGGGGCTACCCGGTCATGTCTCCGAAGTGGGGCGATTTCCGGCTCCGCGAGCCCGAGGAGCGCGTGCGCGAGGCCGGTCTCGACGAGGAGGCGCGGATCATCGAGGCGCTCGGCCCCGATTACGGCCGGCTGTTCCGGTTCATGATCGCCACCGGCTGCCGGGCGCAGGGCGCGCTCCTGACCTGGGCACAGGTCGACCGGCTCAGCATGCTGCTGCGCGTGAAGAACAAGGGCAAGGACGGGCAGGCCCGGTTCTACACGATGCCGCTCACCCCACGGCAGCTGGCGATCGTCGACGAGGCCGTCGGCCACCACCCCACCCACGTGTTCACGTACACCGAGGCGCGGCCGGGCAGGGGGCCTGACGGAAAGCCGCTTGAACCGAAGCGGCACCCGATCACCGACAACGGGTTCAAGTCGCACTGGCGACGCCACGTCCGGGAGGCTGGCATCGCCGAGGGCTTCCGCCGCCACGACACCCGGCACACCATGGGCACGCGGCTCGTCCGGGCGACCGGGAACCTGAAGCTCGCCCAGAAGCAGCTCGGGCATTCCCGCATCGAGACGACGATGCGTTACGCCCACGTTCTGGTCGAGGATATCCGTGCCGGCGTCGAGGCCATGGAAGAGGCCCAGATCGCAAAGAACAACCACGTTTCCCACCCACGGCGCGCGCGGAAGTAGAGTAAACCTCTGATCTAAATAGCATTATTCTCGGCGGATCTTGTTCTGGGGGACTAGGGGTCGTGGGTTCGAATCCCGCCACTCCGACCATTTTTCCGCAGCGGCAATGAGCTAGACAGGGCAGCCCTCGGGCTGCCTTTCTCATGTCTGGCGGCGGGGGTTCGGCCGGGGCGCAAATTTCTCCGATGTCGATCCCGCGTTGGGCACTCGAACGGCCGCCGGAACTCTTGCAGCGAAGCGCTGCCGTCCCAGCCTCACGACGCGGCAACCAGCCACCGCAGAGCGGATCTGCGCGCTCCATCGTCTGATGAATCCCGCTTGGCTCCTGGAAGCGTCGGCGTGACCCCGACTGACATGTGATGATCTGTCAGGATGCGGTTCAGGACAGCGGGAGACTCAATCAGGTCCTCACCGATGGCCAAGACGACGGAAGGCGCCACCTGTTCACAGGGAACTTCGCGTTCGCCGGAACGTGGGATGCTTCCTTGGCATTCGACCTCCGATCACGGAGGCGACGATGACTGAGAAGAAGGGCCACGGCAGCGCGACGGCCAAGAAGGCAAACGCGAAGGCCAAAAAGGAAGGCAAGTCCAACCCGCGTACATCTTCATCGGCGCAGGCCGAGCTCGGGAAGAAGGGCGGCAAGAGCAAGTGA